GACAGCAAGAAGACGGCGGTTTCATGTCCAAGTTTGTGGCAGAAATTCCTGCCAAAGCAAACCCCGACTCTCCAGCCGGCGCATCCCCAGCGGGACAAACCGAAGCAAGAAAAGTCGCCGTCTCAAAAGAAAAAGCTTACATTATGGAAATTGGATTAAAACAATCTGATAGACACATGATGTATAGCAACCCTGCTGCTTTTGGTAATGCTACTGCAACAGGGTCATCTGACTGGAACGAGATGAAAAGTACCAATGTGAAGGGTGTCGGCGCTTATGGAGTCGGAGCAACTGCAAGTATGGAAAATCTTCCAAGTGATCCAAACATAGTTAAGAGCAGCAGTTTTGCATTGACTGGCGGCTTGAATCCGACCACAGGCAGAGATATAAGTGGAAATTCAGGATCGAACATCTGGGGACAATCATTTTTCAATACCGCAAGTCAAGGATCCTCTGTGATTATATTCAAGTATAGCGCCGACGAAACCACACCATCAAGACTTCAGGGTTTGACTGAAGGTGGAAGTGGTACTTACGAGATTGGATATAAAGAAGCTGACACATTAGCAGCGGTGAGTCACCGTATTGGTAGGATTACCGCCTCCATCAACTTAGCGTATGCTAATGGCGATACTGACATATACGCCACTATTGGTTCTGATGACACACTTATTCTTACTCATGATATTCTGACAAGTGCTTCAAACGGAAATATTATAACAAGAGTCGGCTCCCCCGACGATTCTGTTGGTGTTCCGCAAGGACCGTTCTTTGGCGGTCAAACAAAACCATTTTATCAAGAAGCTTCTCTTGAATTGGGAACCACAGGAAGCATACCAGCAGGACGCCGTTGGCCATATACTCGTGCTGAATTTGCTCCATTTACACCTGCATATTATTATGGACCTGCAATATGTCGAATAACTTATGTGCCGAAAGAAAATAAAGAAGTGTCTCTTGAGGAAATTCTCTCTGGCGAAGATTTGTATATAGAGTTTGTTAACGAGAACGGGCATTACTATGATTTTGATTCTGGGTCTTTTATGGGCGACGATGGTCGAGTTAAGAGCATTGATGGGATGCCGGCTTATGGTTGGAATCGTGCTTGGCAAAACAGACAGGATATTGATGCGTCAATTGTTATTGACAACTTGTTCCCAACGGATGGAGCAAACATATCCCCCAGAGACAAAAACAAGTGGGTGATTATGCCCAAGTGGGAATGTCCAATTTTGGATTTTCCGACCAATGCTACAGAAAAACCAGTTGTTGCGGGCGCTAGCGCAGTTACTCGTGTTTATGACAGATACGACTTTTCTACTTCTACCGGGTCCGGCGATCACGACCCATTCGTAACGGGTATGTGGCACCAATACGGAGTGATGCCGTCATCTTCAGCCGAAGGTGTCTTTATGTATATCTCGGATGTTTCTGTAGACACCACAGAATTTAGACTTCTCGGGAACCCGACTGGAACTGTCGCTCACAAGAATGGAACTCCAAGCAGTTTTGCTCAAGGTGTCAACATGACAGGATCTGGCGAGGTAGTTGCTGTGAGAAAAGTTCCTAAGTTTGTGTTTGATTCTGGTAGGACTGTTGATTCACTAGCTAGATTAGTAGGCTTTAAGGAAGAGGATATCCAGCCGCCTGGAGCTTTCATATCCGAAAGAGCGAGAAAGCTCGGACAAATTGCGGAAGACAATGAAAAAACAATATCAGAAGCTATCGTGGCGATGCCTTATTATATGGACAAAACCACGCAATCTATGAAGGTTATGACTCTAAAAGCCAACCCAAGTGCTTTGGGGCCTAAGCTCAAAGAATTTAGAAAAGCGTTTATAAAATACTCGCTGCCGCCAGCCTTGAAGAAATCTTTAGAAAATTTGCTACCACCGAATTATCCAAAGGTGCCTTCTTTCATTAACCCTTTCGGTGGAGATGAGTATGATGAAGTACTCCCATCGAAGGAAGAGATCAGTATTCCCATTGTATATTTGATGGAGCATAGCGTAGCACTTTCACGTCAAGATTTGGCTGATATATGGCAAGGCATTATGCCAGATATTGCCGCCACCATGAAGACCAGTGTTTCAGCTATTGATCACTATATGCCCGGTGAAGCAGTCGAGACAAAAAATGGCAAAACAGTATTCCCAGAATTAATTCTCAAGGAATTAGAGTTGGGTATTCCAAGAAACGGTCACCCACGAGTTGACATGTTGGATATTGCAGCCCTGGGTTCTCAAGATGGCTTTAAGCCCGACATAAAATGGATGGTATTTAAAGTCAAAGAGCGTGGGATAGATAAATTTTCAAAACTGATCCTAGAAGAGTTAAACGGTGGTCCTGGGTCCCTGTCTTATAACAGTATATTTGGGTATATTTCAGAAGATTTACCACAAGAACAAAAAGAATTCTTAAAGAATAAAAAAGTGGAATATACCAAGCGCCTTTGGTCTAGTGAAAAGCTTGGCGAAGCCGGAAACACCTATAACTGGCCTTATGATTACTGTTCTCTTATAGAGCTTGGAAAACTGACAATGAAAACAGGCTTCCGCCCAGAACTTGCCCGAGAGATGGAAGATATTTCAGAAGGTCAAGAAAAAGACGCCCGAAGTCGAGGCGAGCGGGCTGTAAAAGAACAACAAGCACTACAACAGGAGCAGCTAGTGGCAGCACAAGCCAAAGCTACTCAGCTACCTCCTGGCATGGCACCACCTCCTGGCATGGCACCACCTCCTGGGATGACACCACCTCCTGGGATGACACCACCTCCTGGGATGACACCACCTCCTGGGATGCCGGCTTCACCACAGGAAATGGCAAACAACCCAACATTGCGTGCTCAGATGGAATTTTCTATGGTACAACCTCCTCCCCCAGTCTTCAGAACAAGCCAGGTTCTTCCGCCAGAGTTTACAAATCAACAACCGCCAATGAGTCCGGCAGAGTATGTCAGACAAAATCCAAATATGAGAACTCCTGAAGGGCTGCCGCCAGAGCAACCGCCCATACCACTCATGCCGGCAAATGGACGCCGAGGCGGTGCAGGTTCCGGCGACGGCGGTGGTACTGGGGGCGGATATTGAAATGTTGCATTTAAATTATAAAAAAGATATTTAGTTTATGGCAAAGTTTATAAATAGACAAGAAGAGGTTATTCAAATAGAGCTTACTCCTCACGGAAAAAAAGTATTTTCCCAAGGGAAATTTGCGCCTCAATATTACGCTTTCTATGATGATGATATTTTATATGATCAAGAATTTGGACCAAGCGGAAGTATTCAGTATGCTAATCCAAAAGTTTCAGAAGAGAAACAAAATGATATCGTTGATCGTATAAAAGAAACCCCTCGATTGGAAATATTCAGCGACACAGGGTGGGCAAAAAACTACAAATCCTGGGAAGCCTCTGGGGAAACCCCCGCACAAATAGCCAATATTGCCGATCCAAACCCTAACCAATCCACGCCCTCAACTAGCAAATTTCTAAGAACCCTGGGGATCAGTGATCCTTCTAAGGTGTACGCCCCTTCTTGGCGAATAAAAACTATGGACGGCAGCGAACCTTTGAGAGTTTCAGGCACAGAAGAATTTCCGCATCGTACCGGGGCGTCTGGCTCAGAGGTGATTGTTCCTTGTATTTCGGCTAGTTTGCCTTTAAAGTATGATAAATTTACAGTCAGAGTTCGTGTAAACGAAGACGGTCAAGTGGTCCAACAAGGTGGCGTGATAACACCAGGGTTTGTGTGGGAACTCACAGAAGATGCAAGACTTTTATTAGACGTAGAGGAAACGAATACCTATTTTAAGGGAAATGGGAATTTTGATATTGAAGTGTTTAAGGCACCCACCAGCGAAGAGGGAAACCAAAAAACAATGACTAAGCTAATGTTTATCAATGACGAGTACAAACACTCTGATAATCTAAAAGTTCAAACAAATCCGGATGATTATTACCACTTACTCGCAGGTAACGAAAAATTGTACGACAGAGCCGTTCCCTTCATAGATGAAACTTATGTAGAATATTATTTGTCTATTAGGACTGATGATGAGATTGATGATCTTGGCAGACGAACTGAACGAACTCCTTTGTATTCTGGTGATGAACCTGCTGATCTAATCGACCCGTGCGAGGAACCATAAATGCCGCAAGAGATAACACCAGACAGAACAAATTTTTTCCCCGTTAACAACAGGGCACTACAAACACAATCAGGTTTGGTTTACTTGTCATCACCATACCCGTCAGTTCAGTATGAATCTTTGGATATTGCTACAGACCTAGAAAATTCCGGTGACGCTCAAAGTGAAACTATTTCGGTCACGCTCAATATCACACTGAACGAAGCCATTAGAAGAGAATTGGCAGCAGATCAAGAGTTTACTCGATGGTACAACACCCCAGATTACTTCTCGAACATAAGGATCCGTGTCATAGGATGTTTCAGCAATAGAAACTCGTTCGACTTGGATTTTATTTCCCAGAGAATGAACGAATACCAAGCCGGATTAGCAAGCTATAATGACGAAAATGCAGAGGTTGATTTTTATTCTAATTTGAGAACAAGCCTTGGTGACGACTCTAATTTGTTGTCACCAATTGGTCCTTTTGGTGCAGAAGAGTTGCTGGATTCATTTAAGAACAACTCGGACAGGGTTTTCTATAGCCCCAATTCGTTTAGCCCTTTATCTGATATTGTGGTTTATGATGTACCAATTGGTGATGTTCTTAGGAGAAATTCAGCCGGAGCAGTCCTCTTAGGAGAGAGATTATCACCAGTAGCCAAAAACAACTCTGCTAATGGTGCGGAAGATTTTCCTAGATTTTTTAATCAAAAGATATTATTAAACCCGATAACTTTTAGCTTTGGAAAGAATGAAACTTACTCTGACACCCGTCTTGAAAATATAAGATTTTATGCGTTCACTTATATGGATTATGGTGCCTTCATGGAGAGTAGAGGAATGAGGGCAAACTCTGGCACAGCCAGAATAGAGAAACCTTTAATTTCTACAGGAGTTGGATTTATTTCGCCTGGTATCTTTAAAGGAGAACAAAACATTTTTAAGAAACAAGAGGCGGCACCATTAGTCACACCCCCGAGGGTTCTTAGAGTTGCTCGCACGGCACCGCTTGAAAAAAATGTACGGGACAGAAGACAATATGGAAACCTTAAACTTGTTGATGTAAAGGAGCAATTGTACAAAGATTACAGCAAAGTTTTAAGGCGTCTTGGTGGCGAAGCTAGGGTTGGAGATATTATAAAGGATGAAAATTACTTTTCCAATTTTTGGGTAACAAAGTGCGAAAATGATAATGCCAGGTACGGGTTTGTTTTTGATAAACTGGGGTTTTTAATAAAAAATAGTAGATTTCCCTGGCTCTATTCGAATCCTTTAATTGTTAATGAAATGTTTAACGGCGGCGGTATGCTGGAAATATCCTCTGGAGAAACCGCAAAGGTATTAAATGTTTCAATGACAAAAAGACAAATAAAAGAACATCGTACAATAGCTGTCAACGATCTTACGTTTGGGCGGTCTGATCACGACGAAAGCACATATTATAGACCAGAAGAAGTTGTTGATCCACCGCAGTTTGTCTCGAATATGCAATTCCCACAAAATACTCAGGACACTTCTCGGCTAAACTTTTACGAAGGATACGACACTTATGCGGATGACGCAAAGACACAAACTCAAGGAACTTACCAATATGGTGTTTCTGTTGATGTTTTAGATCCAAGCATTCTTTATCTTAGGAAAATGTCACTAAGATTAAGAAAGGTGCAGAGAAATGCCATGGAGATACACGACATGATCATAAATTCTCCACCAAGCGATCCCGACCTTCCTCGCCCCAAGGGACAAATAAAGGATGGCGTTGGATTATATGATAGATTAAATGATAAGGTGCTGGTTCCTTTAAACAAGATTGCTATAGCCGGATCAACAGCAGAAACAATCTTAGAGCAGGACATACAGACTTTTATCTCTCTATATGCAAGAGTAATAACCGTCACAAGTCTTAGTTATGATGCTATAGGGACTATGTTATCGGGGCTAGTTGGTGATAAAGATCCCGACGGAATAAAAAGTTTTTCAGAGATAGTGGCACTCTTTAAACAGAGTATAGACAGAGTTTTGGATTCGTGGATGCCAAAAGACCCCTTTGGGGAGGGCACAACATTACCTGCCAAAATTGATGAACATCCTGTTGGAAAAGACCTCCCTGTTTTAAGTACTAAAAAATACTTTAGTCAATTGTTTGAATTTGGTCAAGATTATGAGGTGGGGTATTTATATCTTTCTAGACAGGCACAGGGAGATATAGAAAACAGATTCGGGCTGCCAACCTATTCGAGACAATTTTTTAGTAACAGAGTACAGGAAGAATTTAACAAATATTTTTCTCCTTATACGGAAGGGAATTCAGTATCTAATGAAGTGGACCCCCAAGGAACAACGTTCCAAGACTCTAGCTATCAATATTTTTCTCCCAAAGCAATAAAAATATTTGGAAAGGAACCGCTTGTACAGACAGATTATAAAGCAATTGGACAGAACATCGCCGCCTACGACTTAAATCGTTACGGAGAGTTGTTTTCAGACCTCGTGAAAAGAAAAAATATTTCTGTAAAACAGAATCTCCCCTTTTACAGTATTCAAGCAAAAACACAAACAACGAGACAGCTTTTTAATTCACTAGGCGAGTCCTTACAATTTCATGCGTGCCAAATAACAGAAGGTATAAAGTCTCCTTTCGGGGTTCCCTCCCCAAGTAATGTCAAGGGAAGGGTTATTAAAGTAGGGCAAGAAGGACATGATAAAGATCTAATGAAGGGTGACGGCTTAGTTGGAGCTATCCTGGGGGGAAATTCTGACCCCGAAGAATCAGTGAAGGCTTTCTTAAAAAATACCGACTCAGAACTTAATCCGTCCGCCACAGGGTCTTATGGGTCTGTTGTTGATCCATCATTTAAAGACAAGGACATTGATATTCAATTTGATGATGTTGGTTTACCTCCCATAAAACTTACGTTTGGAATTATTGGAGAGTTGGAACTAAATCCAATAATAGATCAAGTGACCTATCAAAAGGAAATGTTTAACTCTATGGTTAACAATATAAATTCTCTGGGACTTGATGACCAGAGTGTTGCCGCCTCTGTGCAAAATTTATATAGACAAATGCCAAATCAACTAAAGTCGATGTTCGTGGTTGCTGCTTCACAAGCCAAGAAACAGCTTACAGGAAATCTTGACGCAGTTAGGTTTCAGCTTGAAGATGTAGACAAAGCTCCCTTTGCCGAGTCGATCTCATATATTTCAGAAGACGACGAATTCCCGCCATATAAAACAACCCGTGATCCTATGAAGATATACTCTAAGTTTTTAGCCTTTTGGATGAACTACAAACAACTAGGGGTCATTGAATATTTATCAGGATTTAATAATCTTGAGGTGAGACCCTTTGCTGATCGTGGCGTAGATATAGATGAAAATAACCCCGTTTTTACCGCCAAACCCCTCCTGCCTGTTTGGAGAAAATTCACATTACAAGATTACCAAAATACCTCCGGAGGAAGTTTGTTGTGCAGGGTTAGGACGTTTGTCAAAGATGATGTCCCTGTGTTGGTACAAGATGAAGCAGGATCCGATGAAACTCCTGCTGCCGGAAAGGCAAATAATATCAATAGCGGGGTAGACGTAGCTTACAAAGATTTATTTGATTTACCTATATACAATAGATATTTTGTACTGAGAGGATAAACAGTTGGCAGCAGGTGATAACAACAGGAACGAACGACAATATCGACGACCAAACCAACGAGGTGAAGTAGTTGTAAATCCGGCAACTTTAGCGGATAGGCGAAAGGATTTTGTTAACGACCTAACATTAGCAGCAGATGAAACTGGATCTTATGTTGGAAGTAACCGATACTTTTATGAAATTGATAGGGAGGATTACACCCCGGCTCAGGGCGCAAAGAAATTTAATTCATTTGATGTTTTGTATGGTGACCGAAGCCCAAACTTTGAAGCGAGAGATATAGTTGTACAAAGAGATGTCAAGTATTTAGACCCTTTAAATCGTTTCTATTCTATGGGTATGGATAAGAATTTTAAACTGCTTTCTGACACCCCTCTGGAAACAGATGATGATGCTCCGGGCACTCTTCGAAGGTTGACTCTCGAAAGACAAACATCTGTTAATATAAACTTTAACCTTGGGGGGTACATGAGACAAGCGGCCACATATAAGCCTCGTGGCATCTCCGTAAAACAGGCAGAAGAGTGGCGGGACGCTTTCCATGCCGGAAAGAAACCACCAGCAGGAGAAGAAGATTCACGAGTGTACGACCAAAACCCTGCGGCAACCCCTCGCAACATTGGAGATGCCAAAGGGGCTCACAAAAGTCTCGTATTTGCAGCAGGGTACCCAAGTGGGTCAACAGACTCTAACCCATTTAACTTTGCCAAAGAGTTGGTTCGCTTGGCAAAACAAGGGCAACTGCGAGCTTTCGAAGATCTTGACGAGGTTCTTGATTTTTTTGCACGGGACACAGATCAATCAACAGGTAATGACATAACGCAGGGCGACTGGCACAAGACAATGTTAATCCAAAAGTATCGCCAAAACTTTGTTTCGTGGAACACCCCAGGACAACAAGGGACAATCTGGAGGCCAGGTATGCGAGGAGGATATACCAGAATCTCAGAACCATCTGCTAGGATGAAAATTATTCTTAATGAGCTTGACGTAGAGGGTGGCACTCCGTGGACACAGTTTACTAATTTTTATAATGATCATGAAAATTTCCTAATGGAAAGAGGGGGCGGGAATACGGATCCCGACAAAGTTATGCATCCTCGACGGGGCAGAAATAACAATTACCTTGACGACAATGACCGCCCAGTTGGAACTCCTTATGTGGGCTATAATCACACTCTTCATGCAGTATTTAAGGAACTGGCTGAAGAACTAGAGTTAGATGAAATTTTAGACATAGCAGAAAAGTGTTTGTTGCCATCTGAAAGAATTGCCTTGGTTACAGGGAAGCCGCCCATAACGTATGAATTTTACGATTTTCAAACAACAACAAAGTTTGTGAACGATCCATATACAAGAGTTCTTAACGAGCTTCCAGGGACCCGCCAATCTTTTGAGGCCAGTGTACAAAGAGGAGCCTATGTTACATCGGAGTATAATTATGCAGTCCGAGGATATCAAAATGCATTAGCACAATTTATTATACCCGAAGCGGCGTTGCCCAACATGTATGTTTATCAGCTAGCTGCGGGCAGACAAGTTCGTCAACTAGAGCAGCGCATAGGCGGCCGTGGGTGGGATGATTCCCCTAACGGCAGAGAACTTCAGGGAAATTATGATCGCTTGATTAGGTTAGGAGAATTTATAACAGGCTCGCTACCAAGAATTAATGAGGGTGGTATGAGAGCATATTTCACGCAATACGGAAGAGTTATGCAAAACAAAAACTTAACCGTTGACCTAACCTCTGAACTCGCTCGTCGTTATTACAACATAGCAACTGATGCGGGATCTATGGATTTATATTCTGAACTGAACCACAAGAAATATGATTTTCCATGGTACGTTGAGCTTGGTATACCCATGATAACAACAGGAACTTTTGGAGATTTAGTGAGCAACACTTTGACTACAACAGGTCTCGTTAATTCTGTGACCAATATGAACCCTAATGCAAAAAGTTTTAAAATAACATCTTATGGAATAATTGCGCCCCAAGGCACTGACCGTATTGGCGAAGAAGAGGATGACACAAGACAAAGACAACCAGAGGTCGTTAGACAGCGAGCAAATCTAAAAATATTTAATTTTGACCGCTGGAGTGAAAGCGTTCTAAGAAATATAAACAACAACGGCGGACTCACAGATATTACTACGAGGGGACCAGTTCTTGATCAGAACGGCGGCCCCACTACTGCCACAGCATGGTTTAACATCACAAAAAGAGCCATCTTGAGTCACGCAAGAGACAGGATGGTAACATACAAAGAACTACTCAGAGGGCAAAAAGTTTTTAGCGATTCAGAAACTATCTTGTTTAAATTGGTAAAATACGAAATGGTTCCCGTAAACAGAGCCCGCCCACAAGGACCCTTTAGGAAAACCATATTACAAAACTATTTTTTCGCCAACATCTCGACGGTCGATATGATTGATTTTGTAGACACCCAGGTTAAATACGATAAGTACTATCATTATGAATTGTACGCCTATGATGTAGTTTATGGTTCGAAATTTGAGTTTAGGACTCGGGTTGGGGTTTATCCGCCCGTTCGACCTCGACCTCGTGGCGGCCGCCCCGAAGCCCCAGAGCCAAATAAGCAGGCTTGCTTTTTCTCTTTTAATGTTGACACAAAACCAAATGTGAAAATAATTGAATACCCTATTAACTCGGACAGGTGGAAAGTCAGCACAGCCACGGGTCGGGGCGGGACGTATGCAAGTAACCAAGCAAGCCCGCTTCCGGGCGGACGTCCGGACGAAATCGTTGGAGGAGTTAATTACCCGAGAGTCAGGGTCCAAGCGTATCCTCCGCTGCCCCCGCAAGTCACCTTGTTTTCCTATAAAGGGCGAGACGATAAGCTGCTTATAAATCTTGCACCCACGCCAGGAGAGTATCTTGATGCAGATGCCTTAAACTATACAGCCTTTAGTAACGCAGAGAGGGCTTATTTTAGGAGCATCTCAGAAGATCAAAGAACTGGCAACTCACTGGTGCCACCAAACAAAGTGCAGTTTAGAGAAACCCCGACGAATGACGTCATCATGATGATCTACAGGACTGACAAAATAAACCCAAATGTTGCCAACTATAAACAACTGTACGAGAGTTTTGCTGGTCCACCACATAAGCTTTTAGATCCAGACCCTCACGCTCCTATGATCCGCCGAGCAAAAGCTTACGACTTTATAGACGATTTGCAGCCGAACAAAAAGTATTATTATACATTTAGAACAATGAACTTTGCAAAACAAATGTCAAACCCTTCTCCGATATACGAAGTAGAGCTTCAGTCGGACGAAGGATTTAAAACAGCAGTAATTCAAGAGTATGTTCCGCCGATATCAACTGCTAAAGCACCCTCTAAAAAGATGGTGAAAAAGGTAGAGATAAAGGCAGCAGATATACAATCACTGCCCTATCAAGAAACAAGTCAAGCACTTGGGGCTATAGATACTCGTACTGGGTATTTTTCATCTTTTAAGAGTTTGATCAACCAAGCGGGAACCAACGGAATACTGAACAACAAGTTTGTTGTCAGGCTCACTTCCCGTGATACAGGAAGGAAAATTGATATTGCAATTGAGTTTGAGAGCAGCGAAAAAACCAGAAACTAACAAAAACAATAAAATGCGACTATTTACTAAGAGCCAAAAAATCTCAAAACAATAGTTACACAAAGAGGAAGATAACATGGCATTTTTAGACAACAGCGGTGACATTATTTTGGACGCAGTTTTGACGGATACTGGACGCAAGCGTCTTGCTGCCGGCGACGGCAGTTTTCGTATAGCAAAATTTGCTTTTGGTGATGACGAAATAGACTACAGTTTATATAGAAACAGTAATGCGTCCGAAGGTGCTCACCCTAGCGGTTCAGCATATTATGATATAAACATCTTACAGACACCAGTCTTAGAGGCTTTTACAAATAATACTTCGATCTTGAACCACAAACTTGTTTCGTATACCCGTGAAGATCTTTTGTATCTTCCTGTTCTCAAGATAAATGATACAGTGTCGCAGACTGTTGATAAAAACACAACGCCATTTACCGATATCCCTACTGGAGGGTATTTGATAGCAGCCGATTACACGACGGCTAATCCTGATACTTATAAAACGAGCGCAGCAACAACGTCCCCATTTAGAACATTTATTGGACTACTGCGTGGAAACAGAACATTTGCTACGGCAGGACAATTCGTTTGTATTGATCAAGGGATTGACAATACGGACCTGTCAATTGAAAAATTAGATGCTGCGGACCCTCTTAGAGAAACACAATATTTGATAGAGATGGACAACCGCCTTGGGCAGATTCTCTCAATGGACGGAACTACCGTAGCTAGACCGTCATTTGTCGATGATGATAACATTGCAAGTTATTACTTCTCTCTGAACTCAAATGCAAACTATTTTTCTGCCCCTGATGGAAATGCTCCAGGGGTAGCAGAATTTAATGTTTCAACTAACAAGGACAATCCAGCAGATACATTCTCTGTTATCGGAAACACAAACGGCGGTCGATATGGAACTCGTCTGTCGTTCAGAATACTGGCCGCAGAAAACCTACAAACAAGCAACGTATTATTTACCAAGCTTGGCGGTACAACTGCCGCAAGTTATGTAAACGCTACGGGAACCACATTTAGATATATTGACTCCACAATTAGAGTCACAGGCTTCACGACAGGATACCGAGTAGATATTCCTGTTCGGTATTTGAAGCAGACTTGATAAGGAATAACCATGGCTACTTCTTTTAAAACACTACAAACATCGGACATTCAGTCAACAAGGACAAAGCTTCACGAGGCGATTCCGATTACTGGTACAATCGTTTCTGGAACTTACTTACCAACACTGAATATCAAAAATTACACTCATGGTATGTTCCAGAGTGTTTATGATTATCCGTACCTCAGTTCTTCTGCTAACCATATTTTTGACATAACTTTGGGTCTTAGTGCCAACTCGGCTCTTTCTGGTTCCGGAGTAGTCCAGGGGAAGCAAAAATTACAAATATATAATCAAATGGCACAAATACTTGCCGGTCATGATGCGACTGGTAGTATTAGGCAGTTTGATAAAGATGGAGACCTGACAGGTGGTGATAAATTCGATGATGCTATCTTCTTTAACTTCTCTCGCCTGCTGACCAAAGACGAGTTCCAAAAAGGAACTTTCCGAATGAACTTTAGCGTTAATCCTACAAGCTCTTATTCCCAGGCTGCCTTAACAACCAACGTAATTAAGGTCCAAGATTCAAGCGGCTCAACTTCCTTTAAGACAAATTCTCCCGCTGGAGAATATAATATTCTTTATGCCACTTCCTCTAATAGTGGAACCTTTGAGACTATACTAACAGACAACCAAGGACTTCCTTGCGGACTGATTTATTACCAAGCAGGTATTGTTGTCTTGACTTCATCGTTATTCAAGACTGTTGCTAGTGGTGGTCTTCTTAGTCGAGGACTTTATGGTTGGGGCGAAAACCTTGCTGCAAATACTGGCGGCAAGATGACTATGAACAGTGCATCAAACTTTGGAGTCGATGATGATATTGTAAGTGCATCTATTAGTGGCACTTGCGACGATCTTAGAAACAGACTACAGGATATTTACTTTACCAACACCACAGAACTAAATTCTACAATTTATTTCTGCCGTGGTAATGCCGGAGAGTTTAATTACTCCAGCAACCCAACATATTTATCCAAGAGTCAAATTAGGGTTAAGGAAACAAGAGAGGATAGTCCTGTTTCTTACATTACCACTGTTGGGCTCTATGGGGCAAACAATGAGCTTTTAGCCGTTGCCAAACTCAGCGAACCTCTCAAGAAAACCCCATCAAACGAGTTTACATTGCGGGTTAGATTAGACTATTAGTGGAGGTGGAAAATGCCATTCCTCCACGAGTTTGGTCCAGACGACATATTCATTAATCGCCTTGAGACGGCTCCGCAGTATGAGTTTGTCGGATATAGCGGAAGCCTGTATTTTAACAACGGAAAACCTACCGCAAACAATCTTGTAACCGGCACTGTAAATTTAAATGAATTAAATATTGATCGCACTCCTATCTCTGGTGCCGATGAAAACAGATCAGCCACGGGGTCATTGACTCTGTTAGATATTTCAGCAGCTTCCGTGCTCAGTGGAACTATTGTATTAGAGGATGGAGGTGGGCGCAAAGTAATCTTTCAATATGATGAGAATTATACCGCAGCCAAACCAACTAAATATCTTGGGGACGAAACAATATCATCTTCTAATTTTGTCAAGGGATATGGGGCTATTGCCTGGTATAAGATAGGCTGCCAAGGCGGATATTCTACCGATGCGGACCATGCCATTGCTGTATTTAACGCCATTTCGCTAGCTAACGGAACCAGAAGAGCCCCCGCCATCGACTACTCTGTGGGTGCCGGGCAGCTTATCCCAGACCTTGCAATTGATGTACATAGGAACGGAAATGTTTTAAGCCTAACACAGTCCAGGGGCAAATACACAATGCAAAACGCTGTTCCTTCCAACCCTGGAATTTTGGGCAACACCCCTATCTTAATTGCAAACAGCAGCAGTGGGTGCCACTTAACTTTGAGCGCAAGTTCTGTCGGTTTTGGCGGCGGTGCAGCCAAAAATAGTATTCACACATATGTTGTGAAAGATGGCAACATGTCGTCTTTTAAGAGTATTGCAACAGGAACTTATAATGAAGCAGATTACGGCACACTTTTAACGGGAGCATACCCTCTAACATCGAGCATTGATAGAAACTATATTTACGGCGGTCGTGTGCTGCCTTATAGGAAGTTTGCTCCAAACAACAAAGGAGCTACAGATCCTGCCGACCCAGGGTTCCACTCAACTGATACATATTTTAGTCAAAGTAGACCTGTGCTCGCCCTAAGAAATATAATAGACAAGTATAGGATTCAAAGTCCAGCGTTTACTTTTTCGGGGAGTAAAACAGCCGACCCGACAATTCCCCCTTATCTTACGGGAGCTATTAATCTTATTAGCGTTCCAGCCATATTTTATGGATCTCAAATTGAAAAGGGTAGTGTTGATTTAAAATTCTATTATACAGGATCTCTGCTGGATCAAGCAAAAGACGAAAAAAGAAATGGAGAACTTATCTCTACTAAATCGGGGTCATCAGTTAGTGGGTCAACAGTTGGGGTTGTTCTTTATGACGAAGGGTTTATATTATTATACAACGAGAGAACCATCGATAGCGGTGCTATTGATTCCTATACAGGAACAGGTTCAGCCGGTGCAGGCAAAGGGTTTCAGGCTAACTGGACTTATTTCATGTCTCATCTCACAGGATCATCGGGTAGCCAAGGAATTGCAACCGGGTCTGGTGACCACTCCCCAGGCGGCGCAGTTAGAACAGATGCAAACTATGGATACTTCCCAAGCGCCAGCCATTTTTCTTTATCCTTTAGAGGAAAAAATATTGTTCCAACAATTACTATGTTTGCAAATGCGCCTTTCGGTTCGCTAAACAATTCACAAAACCCAACATGGATATCTTCCTCTAATTCATCTTGGAAAGAACAAATACATTTCGATAGCTCTTCTTATATTGAGCCTCACCTTATGAAAATCAAGAACACAGTCAAGAGCGATTACAGCAACCACGAAGGCAATTTTCAGAAACAAACTTTCATTAGTAAAGTTGGAATTTATGACAAAGACAAAAACCTTCTTGGAATAGCAAAATTAGCTACCCCTGTCTTGAAAAGAGAAACAGACTCCTATACACTTAAACTTAAACTTGATTTGTAGTAAACTAAATTATGATTTTAGGTTTGGACATATCAACAACCATGGTTGGGTGTGCGGTCTTGGACCCTAAGCTGATAAAATCTGAGAACTGGGATCTGTCCAAATGCGAGACAACTTTCGACAAGGCAGAGCTTATTGGAGCAGAACTCTATTCTCTCCGGTCAGAATATAATATAGAGCACGTCTTTATCGAGACAGCTTTGAAGAGGTTTCTTCCCGGCAAGTCTCGTGCGGACACTATTATCAAGCTAGCCAAGTTCAATGGTATTATTTCTTGGATTTGTTACGAATGTTTTGATTTTTCTCCCACCTACATCAATGTCAATACCGCCCGCTCTCTTTATGGTCTTTCTTTTCCTAGAGGGACAAAGGGACCAAAAAGAAAAAAGATGGTAATCGAAGCAGTTATCGAGAAAGAGAAGACAGCGTTTAAGTATGAGATGGCTCGTGGCGGGAGAAACTACAAAAAGGGAACCGATGATCGAGCGGATGCAGTGGTGATTGCCAGGGCTGGTGAGTTTCTTTTGCGGAACAAAGACAATAAGGGATTCTTAACAGAAAAGATAGTTTTAGTTGATTGATGTCATATTTATTATATGAAGATTACAATGAGTCAGCTTCGTCAAATGGTACAAGAAGTTATTAACGAAGTAGAATCAGAAAAACAACGCCGATGGGCGTGTGCTCAAGCGGGCAAATCCCGCAAGAACTTTAAAGGAAAGCCAAAACTATCTAAAGCCGAAGCTGAAGAAATGTGCAAGGCAGACGTAAAAAAGAAGTAAAAACTTCTTGACTTCTTAAAAACAAATGGTATTATACTCATGGAGGGAGGTGCTCCTATGAGTTACCAAGTCTTTAGTGATATGGATGGCGTCCTCGTCAACTTTGAGGGCGGCGTTCTAAAATATATGAACGAAAAGTTCCAAGAGATTGCGAGCAATCAGGAAGAGTACAAAGCCCTGCGTGGCTCTGGTAGTCCTGATTACAAGCTCTACAAGCTTGCCCGCTCGGCAGCCAAAGAGCTTGGCGGCTGGGACGTAGAAATCAACAGGTGGCACATCGCCCGCTCTGACCAAGAGGGAAGCCTTGGACGCAACAAGCGAATCCGAGACTTCATGTACCGACTGGTAGAGGACAACGTTGAGTTGTGGGCTAACCTTGGTTGGGAACGTGGTGGCAAAGAACTGTGGGATTATATCAAAGACATCCCAGGGTTGGAGATTCTGTCTGCCCCGATGGCTGAAGGTTCTAAGGTCGGCAAGCGGATGTGGGTTGAACGGGAACTGGGTGTTCCGCTGGAAAAAGTCAACTTGGCTGACAGCAAGAAGCCCTACGGAGTCTGGAACGGAAAACAAGGTCTTCTGATTGACGACCGAGACAAGTACGTCAACGAGTTCCGAGAGGGTGGCGGCATCGCTATCAAGCACGACCCTGACAATGTTGCGGCAACGATTGAACAACTCAAAGAACTTGGACTCTGATTGTTTAGTGATCCCAACTCAGTAAAGAAAAAGAAAATCCTTGACGAGATCCTGGGAAGACCATCTCGTCAGGGTAAGGAGTATCTGTACGAATCCAGATGTTGCTCACATCATAAGCCAAAACTATCAGTCAACTTTGACAAAAATGTGGCTAAATGTTGGGCATGTGATTGGCGAACAAAAAACTTACGACGACTTGTACGTCGCTGGGGGGATATAAGTCACATCCATAGATGGAAGGACTTTGACGCCGATGTTGAGCTAGGCGACCTAGACAACCTATTCGCCAAGGAAGAAGATTCTCCGCAGAGAATTGACCTTCCAAATGAGTTTCAAACACTAACTGGTCGCTCTCATTCGACCACTGCAAGATTAGCCCTAAACTATCTCCGCAAACGTGACGTTGTAGGGAAAGACATTCTGTTTTGGAAGATAGGCTACTGTGCTTCCGGCGAATACAAAAACAGAATAATCCTCCCATCATTTGACGAAGACGGTTATTGTAACTTTTTTACATCCCGCACATATGACCCCAACATTTGGCCTCCGTATTTGAACGGACCCGGAAACAAAGACATTATATTTAACGAACTGTTGATTGATTGGGAACGAGAGGTCACTCTGGTTGAGGGCGTCTTTGATGCTATCGTTGCTGGTGAGAACAGCATCCCGCTCCTCGGCTCAACCCTACGAGAAGACAGCAGACTTTTCAGGAAGATCGTAAAAAACGACACACCAGTTCTGCTGGGGTTAGACAACGACGCACACAAAAAAGCCATGAAACTTGTGAAGGCTTTGCTGGCTTATGATATAGAAGTTCGATTGATGGACACGTCAGGCTATAAAGATATTGGAGAAATGCCACCAGATGTATTCCAAGAGCGGAAAGACAAAGCGCCGTTTATTGATTCTGATGCCTATTTATTCAAGATTGCTTTGATGGCATGAGGAGCATTAATGAAACTATTAATGGAACAGTGGCGGAAATACCTGAATGAAGACAAAAGTCTAGTAGGAAAAATAGTAAAACTTCCTCGTGGATTATTTGCCGCCAACAAAGGCAAAGTCCTATCATTTGATGGCGAGTCTTATAAGGTAGAAGTAACCGATAAGAGAGATAGAACAAGCGTTATTACAGTTGGACGAGCAGCCATCAAAGAAGATAAAATGTCTGACATAAATGCAGACCAAGCCTACAGTACCAAAGTCAAAGGCATCAACGTCATTATCAATCTTAAAGATACTGACCTTGAGGGAACCCGACACAGCAAGGAACGCCAGTTCCGCCACGACGAAAAGATTTCCAACCAAGCCATCATCCAAGCAATTGAGATGGCCATCGGCAAAATCATTCAAGACTTTGCGAACGGCGAACTTGCGAACGATGAGCCTTTCCATATTCGTATGGTGGGCAGAGGTAAAGTTCCAGCCCTCAACGTCATAGCCGTTTTGGATATGCGAAAAGGTCCGGACACCATAAAAGTAATTACAGTAATGAGGAAAGATGATTTCCGTACAGATAATTTTGGAGGCGGTGAGCAAAAAACTTACACCGTACAATCACGATGAAAAAATTAATGACAGAATGGCGAAATTTTTTGAAAGAGGCAGAGTATGATAAAAGTAAAAGAAAAGTTTTATTAGACTTAATTGATGCTCCTTATGAAGAGTTTGTTGGCAAATTGGCAAACAGCATCAAAGATCCCAAATTTCAAGAATTCTTAAATATGGGCATTGAAGATCAAGCAGCACAAGATGATGTGGTGGCAGTAGAAGAGGCGGATATACCCGTGAAAGACCTTCAGCCAACTCAAAGCCAGATTGGACTAGCGGATTCTCTTGGTTACCTTTCAACTCAAGCGCCTCAAGGCGGCTCCGCCATCGCCAAAGGATCAGTAAAGCCAGCCAATGTAGGTGGGCGAATTATTACGGCAAACGGAAAATATATAGTAGATGGTCACCACAGATGGTCCCAGGTATATTTGATCAATCCTGATGCCACCATCCCAGTCTATAACTTTCAAGTTGGCGGAAAATTAGATAGCCCTAAAGGCGTTTTGAAGCTAGCTCATTTGGCCATCGCTGCGGTAGATAAAGCAGTTCCCCTTGTTCCAGCCGATGCCGCTACGGATATATTTCAAACAAATGGGGACCGAGAGGCAATTGTAAAAATATTAAGTAACCCCAAGGTAGTCTCAGAAGAGCTTGCGGCAGTTCTGGCTCCCCATTATCAGGTAAAGACCCGAGAGGAGGTTATTAACAAAATTGCTGATAACGCCGAGTCTTTATTTGCTGCTACTCAGGTGGCGGCCGCTGCTGGACCTGAACGTGGGCTCATGCCACAGACCGCAGCTAAAGGAAAATCAAAAGAGACAGCAAAAATGGCGGCGATGAAAGCTGGCGAAGTAAACTGGAACCCAAAAGACAAGTAATATGAAGTTGATTATGGAACAGTGGCGAGGCTTTCTCCAAGAGGGAAGGTACGAAGCAGCCACAACAGAATTGACCCGCAAGGTGATACCTCACGTCAAATATATTATTGACGAGGTTATTCCCAGTGAGAATGTTCAGAACTCACGCAAGGATTTAATTCTTGTTGTTGGTAAAACATTTTCAGCAGGCAAAACCCTCCCAAAAGAACTTGAAGATAAAATGTACAAAGCAGAGTTTACTTTCCATATTGATAAAAAACTAGCGGAAGAAACAGGCGACAAGTTTCAAATAGGCGGAATGCACATGAGTGACCCCTCTGACCGCCGAGACGACTACATAAAAATCAACAGCTACTTAGATATCGGATTTAACGAGCAAGACCTCAACGCTTACCTCGGCGAACTCAAAGCAATCACTATCCACGAAATTCAGCACGGCGGCCAAACCACTGATGTATTGGGCACCGCTCACCCACCCAAAGGACCTCTCAATCCACTTAATTGGGACTACAATAAAATAGATGGCATTCGTGGATATTATGCTTCGGACTCTGAAACGGACACCTACACCAAAGAGGTCTACAAAAGAGCAAAGTATTACAAGGTGCCCTACACAGAAGCGTTGGACATGCGTATCAAGCAATTCTTTGATATGTTCCGCCGCCGCCGAGACAAGATAAACGCCGAAGACGAGAAAGAAACTCCCGGCGAATATAGAGTAAAATACACAGAAGAAGAACTGAAAGACTTCTTTTACAATGAACTGCGTGATAAATATATTGCGTTCGCTAAAACAAAATACCCAGAGGCTGTAGGGATATGAAAAAACTCCTAACAGAGTGGCGGAAGTTTTTGAAAGAAAATACAGGTGGAACATTCTACCACCTCTCGCCCGCCAAATTTGATAGGTTCCAGCAGCAGATGGCCGCCGACCCAGCCATATCTTCGGATGTTGGTTTTCACTTTGGGACAAAAGAGACGGCTCTGACCGTCGCTGATAAATTACAAAAAGACGGAAAAATAAACTCCGGTGACTCCGTTTACCTCTACACAGTTAATTTAGACAGCGGCAAGACGATGGAGTTACCAGAAAACAGGTCAGGAACTTGGTCAGTCAATTCAATATTACAGGCTATGTTTGAAGGCTTTGGCGGCGAACCCCACCCAGCAATTCCAGACGAGATGGTGAATGATTATTATGATGATGTGGTGACTTCTCCGTCTGGGGAAAATATTAAAGATTTATCATTTCAGCCCGTAGAAGAGATGGAAGAGTTTATAGAATGGTTTTCCTCCTTGGGATTTGATTCCATAAAATATGAAAACACCTTTGAGGGTGGTGGCGATTCCTATATCGTGTTTAAATCTGATCAAATAGATATTGTTGATACAAAAGAGTATCAGGTGCCGTAAATGAAAAAACTACTAACAGAGTGGCGGAAGTATTTAAACGAAATGAAATTAGATATCAAAGTTGGAGATGTTCTTTTGGGCGGAAGATTCAAGAACAAAAGAATAATCGTAAAAGAAATCGGAACTGACGAACTCGGACAACCAACCATCAACGGCAAGCCATTACTTAATTTTAGAATTGAGAAACATTTGCCGGATAGTAAAAAGAGCAAGAAAACGCTGGACGACGAGAAAAAGAAATAACCCCTTTCGCAAACTATTTACTTTATGAGTAGGGAAAGGGATTTCTACAGAAAAATGGAACAAGACGCTCGTAATTCTATGTACGAGCCTGAGATTATTGATGTCTCCCCACCCGCCAAGAAAGTAAAAACCAACTACCTTTCAGCAGTCGTTTGGACTTCGGTTGTCGCAACTGTGGTCTGTACGATTTTCATGGGTCTCCTTTTATATGTTGTAAATGAGAGCCGAATTGAGGAGCGACTCGAAACGGCTGCGAGCCACGCTCTTTACAATTTGGAAAGCGTCATCAAACGGCAGAATATAGAGATACAGCAATTGAAGGCAGAAAATAAAAAGATATACAATCACATAAAATTCTGGGCTCCCATAGAACACAGGCTACCACCAGGCGTGATAGAAAAATGGGACATCAAAGGATATGGTGTTCCCAAATATGAACTCCACTCCCAGAATGTGTGTGAAGAGGATATGTTATGCTTACCTTTCTTGGAATAATCGTTTTAGTAATTTTTGTCCATGAACTTGGACACTATGTCGCTGCCCGTGCTGTTGGCGTCGCCGTTGATAGTTTTTCAATAGGCTTCGGCAAAGTCCTCCTCAAGAAGAAAATATGGGGAACTGAATGGCGACTTTCTTTATTACCGCTGGGCGGATATATCAAACCACGAGGCGAACAAGATTATCATAATGTTGAGAACGACCCCGAGTCCTTTTGGGCGGTGTCGGCATGGAAGCGAGCCTTTATAGCGGTGATGGGTCCGGTATTTAATTTGTTGTTGCCGTGGCCATTATATTTTATGCTGCTTGTTGGGCAGCCATATCCTGATGTTTATATACCAGAAGGGGCGACTCCCCACCGCATAGGTGTGATGGAAGCGGCTGGTTATTCACATCAGGTTTCCCTAAAAATGTATAAGAGTATATGGGAGGCAGTAACGGTGCCTCGACAAGAGCCTATGTCTGTCAAAGAAATTGGTGGACCTGTTGCAGTTTACGAGTTCACAGAGCAAGCCAGAAAGCGGAGCGCAGAAACAGGAGACTGGGGATTTCTAATCGACTGGATAGCCTTTTTCTCCATCAATCTCGGCGTCATTAATCTACTACCAATTCCAGTATTAGATGGTGGACATATCGGTATCTCTGTGGTGGAAGGTATAAGACGTAAAAAATTGGCAGTAAAGACACGAAACGTACTAAATATTATTGGTGCGGTTCTAGTGCTCGGAATTTTTGTTTTGGCAATAACTTCTGATGTGCTACGACTTACTGGAATCTAGGAACTATTTATAACAACCCTCGGGGGGAACAAAATGAAACTCGTACTTCACAAGTTGGTTAATCTTTTTAATGATAAGCACTGTTGCTGTTGCTGCGGATGCTGCTCCTGCTCGGGGTGCAAAGGAGAATGCAAGTGAAAATTAAAGAATCTAAGCTAAGAGAAATTATAAAACAAACGATCTATACAGAGGTTGGTAGGCGGGCTATTAACGAAGGCCGCATTGATGAACTTTTTGGTTTATTTGGTGGCGGCAAGAAAGGGAAGAAGGGTAATGTTGTTACTTTAGATAATCCCGATAAACACACCGGACAGCTTCAGAAAGCTTTTAATGAAATTGGTGGAGCAATGTCAGGCATGGGTGCAAAAGCTATTCCACAATTATTTTCAAATTTGGCAAAGGCTTTTGCTAAAGGTGGGACAGCCCCTCACGACGAAAACCTTCTTGCTAAAGCTATGATTGAATTTAAAGACCTGAAAGCAAAAGGTTCGATGCGTGGCTTTGATGGCGTTGAAGAGATGTTGCTTAGTCTAAAGAACAAGCAAATAGGTGACCAGTCCGTTGATAAATTTATGAATGCAATGCTGAAGCTAACCTAATTGGGATAAAAAATGAATCTCAAAGATCACTTAATAGAACTTATTAACGAAGTCACTCAAGGTGAGATGGAGTTTGCTGAATTAGAAGCAGCCCGTCAAAACTACAAAGAAAATTTTAGAGACGACGAGGCACGCCACCAGTTTGGAATGATGGTAGAAAAACTCGTAGAACCTATTATGAGTGAGATGGGACTTTTTTTGGAGGCTGAAGCATTTTATAATCGTGGCGAGATTGTGTTTACCAACTATAAGAACATAGATGTAACGATTGACCCGCTTGGGATGATGGGAAGATATGATGTTCAGGTGACACCACTCGCTGGCTCGGAAGGCGAAATCAACCCAATGGAGATAAGCCTTGATAGCATGAAAGGCGTCGCCCAATTTATCAAAGATGAATACCGGGATCAACTATCCCGAGGCGGAACATATGAACAACCACCAAGAGGAATGGTCGGCGAACCAGAAGGACAAATGGAATTGCCCTTACCCAGGGAGAGTAAAATGAGAATTACAAAATCACAACTACAACAAATTATTCGGGAAGAAACCAAAAACCTCAAAGAAGCCGCTTCTCGGGAACAGATTGAAAACTATCTCAGAGACATAGCCGACGGCATGGCTGCCGACGGGCTGAACCCCATGGCAATCAAAATGGGTCTCAACGATGAGTTCATGGATAACTTTGCCGGAATGGGCGTTCCCTATGGTGCGTTTGAGGAATTTATAGAAGAACTAGCAATGGACGCCGGAGGTGGCATTCGTGTGGAGAACAAAACGAAAATCACGAAGACTCAACTACAGCAAATCATCAAAGAAGAGATGGAAGCTGAACTTAGCGAAGATAAGTACGCCACCGAGGATGACCGCCCTCTGGGAACAGGTCGCTCTTTGATGAGTGCCGAAGACGCAAAAAAAGCATCCAGAATGGCTGACAGGTTATATAGCATTCTCGGACCAGACAGTAGCGTTGACTCAGCAGCCAGAATTTTGGTTCGGCGACTCTCTTACCTCCTGAAGAGGGGTATCGCTGGTGGGCGTCCCGAACCCGAAGGACTGGGAGGACCCTCTTCTGCGGCAGAAATGGAAGATTACGAAAGCGATTATCGTGACCCGCCAAGCAAGCCACTCAAAACGGGCAAAGGTCGCCGAGGACCAAGCAAGGCTCAACTTGATATGATGAAGGACTACGACATATGAAAATCACAAAATCACAACTACGAAAGATTATCAAAGAGGAACTCAAAGAAGCCGGACTCCCACACAGTATGCGGTCAGGAAGATCTATGGGCGACTTAGACAGGGAAGCAAAAATGAGAGAAACAGATTTCCTCGCTAAGAAGTCAACAGAACTTGACCTCGCCAGAGACGCCGCCCGACCTGCTGACCCGATTGGACCAGATGATGCCTATGCAATTGCCGAGGTACTTACGGACTTGGGCTTTACTCTTACACGAGGCGGAATGAACAAGTTTGCTGATTTCCTTATTGACCTAGAAGCCTCCGAAGATTTACGGAGAACATAATGAAAATCACCAAGTCTCAACTACGAAAGATCATTAAAGAAGAACTCCAAGCGGAAGCAGCCGAAGACCCTCGTGCCCCATCGCCCAAGTCTTATGAATATCCCGATGCTGGCAGCAGCTTCCGAAGAGCGGTAATGAACATGGTCCTTCAAAATGTTGACCTATCGGTGCCCCCCGGAAAAAGAGAACAACTCATCAACGACATTCAGTTGGCGTTTGATGCCGCCGGCATCGGCGGACCTATTAGCAGGATGGAACAATAATGAAAATCACAAAGACCCAACTACGAAAGATTATCAAAGAAGCCATCGGCGAAGAGAACGCTTTGATGAAGACTATTAATCGCTGGTCCGAAGAAGGAAAAGATGTTCCTGTCGGAAAAACGGTAGGAAGAGCAGAGCGCAGCGACCAACTAGACGCAATTCTACAACACATGAGCACGGACCTCGGAAAAGCCATGGATGTTGTTTCTTACTTGGTAATGAACACTGACCAAGCCGTCCTTGATAAGTGGTTTGAAGGACGAGGCTTGCTCGGAGACCCAGGAGCATAAAATGAAAATAACAAAACAACAACTACAAAAAGTTATTAGAGAAGAAGTCACAAAGGCTCTGCGTGAAGACGCCAGCGACGACACCTTTGAAATGGTGGATGTAATCGTCCAGGCACTAGGACCACAACAAGCCCTTGAAGAACTAGTCCAAGCTATGGAACGCTCCAACGCCCAAGACCTTCTTGGTTATGTTATGCAAATGCACGACATGCGTATGCCGGGCGACGAAGTTGAAGACTACAAGCCCAGCGATTTTTAGGCAAACAAAATGAAAATCACAAAATCTTTACTTCAACAGATTATCAAAGAAGAACTCCTCAAAGAGCGAGTTTCTTCTGGGGTTGAAGAGATTGACGAGAAGATACAAGAAGTAGAGGATTTCATCAGAGAAAGAATAGATTCTCTAGACATGATTGATTTTGCCGCACTACTTGGCGCTTTGAAGGTAAGAATAAAAAATAAGCTCGGACAAGAATAGCCCAGCCTAAACACCCCAAACATCATCTGATACAATAAGACACACTGACAGAAGGAGTGCGCCTATGGTGCGGATAGCACATTTTGGGGATACCCATATCAAAAACCTGAAATATCATTATGAATATCGTAAGGCATTTGAGCATATCTACGAGACCCTGCGGAGGGAGAACGTAGATTACATTGTTCATTGTGGCGACTTGGCTCACACAAAAACACAACTCTCACCAGAGTATTTTGAGCTAGCCACAGATTTCCTAAAGAACTTGGCTGACATCGCCGAGACCCATATCATCCTCGGCAATCACGACGGCAACCTACGGAACAGCAGCCGCCAAGATGCTATCACTCCAATTGTGGAAGCACTTAACCACCCAAGTCTAATTCTACACAAGTATTCCGGGGAAATGTTTCTGGAGGATAATCTCTCCTTAAATATAATGTCCATTTTTGACGAAACCAATTGGCTCGACCCCGCCGACCCAGACGCAATCAACATCGCTCTTTATCACGGAGCAATTAATAATAGCCAAACAGACCTCGGCTGGGTGATGGACCACGGCGACCACGACATTTCGGTGTTTGACAAGTTTGACTATGCCATGTTGGGCGACATCCACAAGACCAATCAGGTTCTCAACGAGAGCGGGACTATCCGCTATTGTGGCTCTACTATCCAGCAAAATCACGGCGAGACAAACGACAAGGGCTTTTTGATTTGGGACATCAAAAGCAAAACCCACTATGATGTGAAGCATCACCTCGTCAAAAATGTCAAACCCTTTATGACGATTGAACTCACAGAGAAGGGCAACATCCCACGCAAGTTGGATATCCCAGAAGGTGCCCGACTGCGTGTGGTGACGCACCACAAAGTCTCACTAGACAAAATCCGCCGTGTGATGGATATTGTCAAAACCCGTTTCAAGCCTGAGAGCCTCTCTTTTGTAAATAAAGCGGGACTAAAACGAGACAGCGTAAATGTTGACGACCTTGGCAATACGGAGAACCTACGAGACCCCGCAGTCCAAGAGCGATTAATTCGGGAATACCTAAAAGAATATGAACCCGATACCAAGACATTAGAAAAGGTTTTCCAACTAAATTCCAAGTACGACAGCTATGTCAACGGCGATGAGGCTGGGCTACGAAATGTAGAGTGGTCGCTGAAAAAGATGGAGTGGGACAACCTATTCAATTACGGAGAAGGCAACACCGTCAATTTTGAGAAACTCAACGGCGTTGTCGGCATCTTCGGTAAAAACTATTCAGGCAAGAGTTCTGTTGTTGACAGTATGCTTTACACGGTGTATAATTCAATTAGCAAGAACAACCGCAAGAACCTAAACATCATTAACCAGAATAAGCCCTCTGGCTGCGGACGAGTCGAGATTGATGTATCAGGCAAGACCTACATCATTGAGCGGAAGTCCGAGAAGTACACTCGCAAACTTCACGGAGAAGAAACCGAAGAAGCCAAGACCGATGTAGAGTTCACGGTGATTGACCCAGCCACCAACGAGGAAACTAGCCTCAACTCGCTGGATCGCAACGGCACAGACAAAGCAATTCGGCGAATCTTTGGAACAATTGACGACTTTTTGCTAACAAGTATGTCCAGCCAGATGGGTGCGATGACCTTCATCAACGAGGGTTCAACCAAGCGCAAGGAAATCCTCGCCAAATTTTTAGACCTTGACCAGTTTGAGAAGAAGTTTAGGCGCTCTAAGGAGGACAGCATAGAAACCCGAGCCCTGCTCAGAAAATTGGAAGATAATACTTTTGATGAAGATATTACGCAACTCCTCGGAGAACTGACCGATAATGAAAAAGCAAGGGAAAAGCAGGAAAGGAAATGCGAGAAACTAACCACCGAGTTAGAGACCATTTCCGAGCGAGTCAAAGAGATTGATGGACTTTTCGCATCTGCCCCTGTTGAACTTATCAACATCGGAAAAGAGACAGCAAGACTTGCGACAGCAGGACAAGAGCGGTCTGATTACAATCTCAAAATTGCCCAGACTAAAAACCAAAAGAAAGATGTTTTGGAACAAGCGAAAGTCCTCAAAGGACTGCTAGACAAAACAGATGTGTCAGCACTCAAAGAAAAGATTACAGAGTGCGAAGGCATCCAAAAAGAACTCACCAGCTTAGAAGCAGAGATAAATCTGCGGGAAACCCAAAAAGAAAACTACGAGAAGAAGGTTAGTATTCTCGGCGAAGTGCCCTGCGGACCCGAGTTCTCCCATTGTAAATTTATCAAGGACGCCTATGAGTCCAAGTCTCTGCTGGGTGACTGCCGCAAAAGTCTGATGGCTCTCCGCCGCCGCCACAACCAGTTGACAACCAAACTGGAAGGTATGGATGTAGAGACACTAGAATCAGAGCGGAACCTCTACAACGACAGGGACAAGGAATATGCTGACCTCTGCACCGAGGCAACCAACCTTGACCTATCTTTGGCGCAGATAAAAAATAAACTCCACCTCCTCACCAACGAGATGGCAAGCATCAAAACAAAAATTGAGGTTTATGAATTAAACAAGGAAGCAATTGAGAACCGAGAGGAACTCATCAAAGAGCAAGATGACCTCAAAGAAAAGTCCATCAAAATGGAAAGCGACATTGTTATCTGCGAAACCAAGGTGCTTGACCTTGTAAAACAGCACGGCGGCATTGAAACCCAGATTGAAAACATCAAAGACAAACAACAAGAACTGGAAGACCTGCGGACTGACTACGCTGCCTACGATTTGTTCATGCGCTGCACTCATCCTAATGGCATCAGTTATGATGTGGTGAAGCGGATGCTACCTCTTATCAACGAGGAGATCAGCACGGTGCTTGCCAACGTCACCGACTTCGACATCTTTTTCGAGGCAGAAAAGAATAAATTAGACATCTTCATCAAACATCCAAAGTACGAAGCACGACCTTTAGAGATGGCTTCTGGAGCAGAAAAAACGCTCGCAGCCATCGCCATCCGCATCGCCCTAACCAATGTGTCAACCCTACCAAAATCTGACATTATGATTATGGATGAACCGGGCACAGCCTTGGACGCCGAAAACCTTGAAGGCTTTATGCGAGTGATGGAAATGATCAAGGGCTACTACAAAACTGTGCTTTTGATTACTCACTTGGATAGTCTCAAAGATATTGCGGATATGACTATTGACATTGAGCGTCAAGATGGGTATGCTTTCGTATCTCAATAAAATAAAATACCACTGGGAGTGTGGACGACATTCCAATATACCTCGGTGTTGTATCCTGTGGTTTATTGGTCCGTGGAGAATAGCATTGAGAGTTCCCAGACTTTGGGCTATGTTTTATGAAAATGATTCACACTATATTCGGTGCCCCTTGTGCAGGGTTAGAAATCGCCGGAACAAAATAAAAGAGTGCGACTGTGAGATATGAGAGCAGGTGATCTTGTTAGATTTAAATACTCGGGTGGAGATGCCGAGGGGTGGAAAGTTGGGCTACTCAAAGAATACCACACTTGGGAGAAAGTAGCAACCATTATTTATGAGGGAAAAGACATCCGAGTAATGGCGGGTCTTGTTCAAATACATAAAAGAGCAAAACGTCTATAGAGAGACTATTTATTTTATATTATATCAGAGGAGCGGCTCAAATGAAAAACATGAAGCTTATTATGGAGTCATGGAGAACCTATGTTACAGAACAAGGTATGCTCGACGACCCAGGTTTAGCACCTTCCGGTGGAAAAGTCACAGGAAATCCCCAAATAGACCAAAAAATGTTTGATTATTTTAAGGAGTTTTTGCCTGGTGGTTCTCGCCACGGAGAAGATCCTGAACTTTGCGAACTGGATATTGAGGGCACGAAACTTATGTGTCAAGATAACAAGGGTCTTGCAAGAAGCGTAATGCCTCAACTTAAAACAGCAGACGATCAAGATTTGGCAGAAGCGTTTGCCGACTATCTTGAGAGCCAAGGACACTCAGTATCAGAGACAACAGAACTTGCTTCGAACCTGAAAGCCACACAAAACCAATTAAAAGGAGCAAAGGTCAACGGCATGAACTCAGCCCTTGTGTCCACCGATGGAAAACATGATAAAATTCGAGCCCCAATTATTGTTAGCAGTGATAACTATGTTCTCGACGGACACCACCGTTGGGCGTCTCAGGTAGTTTACGACTTTATGAATGGCACGCCAGGCGTTGAAGTTGCCGTCAGAAAGGTAAGTCTTCCCATCGATGAACTGCTGGAGCTATCTAAGTATGATGGAGAGTTTTGCCAGACTAATGGGTGTGTTCCCCCCCAAGGGAGATAAATGTAACAAACGGGGGAGAAAGCAAGAAAGTAAACTATTTATTATTAGTTCTCCTAGGAGGGGCTCACAAAATGAAAATTAAAAAGTCTAATTTAGAAAAACTAGTTCGAGAAGCCATTTACGCAGAGGTGGGTCGAAAGGTCCTCGCTGAAGGTCGTGTTGATGAATTTCTTGGCGGACTTTTCGGCGGCGGCGACATCGACCTTGGAGAAAAGAGTGCCGCAGCGCAGGAGCTAATGTATTACAAACCAGAAAGCGGCGGCGTTGGAAAAAAGATCCAAGATGCGATTGATGCGGGGTTGGATGATTACGTGACAATTCAACAAGTTTGGAACAAATTGGGCGAAGCCGTAGTCAATGGTCATTTTTTGGACGGCAAGGACCCAATGGTCAAAAAGATTAAGAAAAGCTGGGCTAATAAACAAGAGGAGCCCCGCCGATCCATGTATGAGATGATCTTCGAAAAAGGCTCGTCACTCGACGTACAGAAAGCCATTGAAGCGCAAATTGGAAGGGCAAAATAAAATGAAAATAACAAAAACATACCTGAGAAAAGTTATTAAAGAAGAACTAAGCAATCTTAAAGAAGCGGAAGACCCTAAAGAATTGGTGGGACTTATGGTGAGTAAGTTGGCCCCTCTAAAGGGAAAAATTGAAGCTGCCTCAAAAACAGTAGACCTCAAACTAGCCCTCGTAAAGGCTTTGTTATCTCACCCAGAAACATTTGCAATGGACGAAGGCGAACTAGACAAAGCATTTGCAATGCTCAAGAGATCTGTCCAAAAAGGACAAGAAACTGCCAAACAGCAAGCAAAAGCCCCCGCCCCCGCAACAGGCCGGCCTGAATAATCATTAACTGACTATTTATATCTACAGAGGAGGTGCTGTAGATATGCACGAAAAACTAGACAAATGGCTCGGTAAGTGGGCTTCACGAAAATTAATAGTATGGGGAACTTCCACCGCTTTCTTGGCGGCTGGTCATCTTACGAGCAGCGACTGGGTTGCTGTATCTCTCGCATACATTGGACTACAAGGAGCAGCCGACATTGCTGCTAAGTGGAAGCACGGCTGATGAAATGGTTATGGTACAAACTGAAGTCAGGCTGGTGGAAGCTTGTACTGGGGATCGTCGTCTTGGCGAGCCTGCTCATTTACTTTTATCGTCTGTTAAAACCCACAGACGACAAGATAGAGTATTTAGAAGCAATAAAAACAGAAGCAACATTCGCCTTAAAGGAATCAGAGTTGCGTGGTAGACTGGAAAAAGATAAGATTGGAGCAGTCAAGAGCGTCTTTGAAAATCGTCTGCGGGACACCGAAAAAATAGACGACAGAGAAGAGCGATTGAAGGCTTTGATCAGATTACATAAAGAACTAGATATCTAAGGAGATAAAAAAATGGTAGATATTCCTACACTTGACATCGAGGATTACGATCCCGACCTAAACGAAGAAGAGGAGGCTGTTGAGGACAAGGCCGGCGGCGCTCTTACTTATGCTATTGTAGGCGCTGGCCAAGGCGGCGGACGTATGGCTAAAGCGTTTTATGATATGGGTTATACCAAGACGGTTGCTGTAAATACAGCCCGTTCTGATTTAAATGGGCTTGATATACCTGACAATCAAAAATTCCTTGTTGACGAACACGGCGAGCAAGGTGCCGGCAAAGACCAAAAAAAGGCTCAAGCCGCAATCGAACGAAAGGAGCAAGAAGTATTCAATTTGTTCCGTGAAGTTTTCGGTAGCAACGTTGACCGTATCTTGATTTGCTTAGGTGTCTCCGGCGGCTCTGGCGGTGGAACAGTTAACACTCTTATTAAGGTTGCCAAGAAGTATTTCACTTATATTGGCGTAGAGGATGTTGATAAGCGTGTTGGTGTTGTGGCATCTCTGCCCACAGCAGGTGAGTCCGCATCCCCCACCGTTGCCAAGAATGCTCATGCTCGGATCACTGATCTTTGCGTGCAAGCAGAAAAAGGAAAGATTGCCCCTCTTATTATGGTGGATAACGAAAAGATTAAAAAGCTTTACCCCAAACTTACAGTGAAGAAGTTTTGGAAGACCATCAACAACACAGTTGCAGGTTTGTTCCATGTATTTAACGTCCTTGCCAATAAGGATTCAGAGTACACCACGTTTGATGCCACGGATTATGATAGCGTTATGCGCCAGTCTGGGTGTATGATTATGGGCGTGACAACTGTTAAAGATGTTGAGAATGAAACCGCTGTCTCAACTGCGCTTAAAAAGAATCTTGAGAAAACACTTCTCGCCGAAGGTTTTGACCTGACTACGGCAACGGGCGCTGCTTGTATTGTGGTGGGTGGAGAAGTCATTTTTGAGGAGACTGCTGGACTGATGGACAACATTGAGTTCGGGTTTGACACTTTGGCTGCTCTAACAGGTGGAGCCATTATTCATCGTGGCATCTATGAAGATGATAAGCGTGATAAGCTGGTTGCCTATACTTTGGTTAGCGGTCTCCTGCGTCCTGCCAAACGTATCGAGGGGCTCAAAAAGTTCCTGAAGAAATAAAATGAAAAAAGTAGTTGCACTCATACTGCTCTTTTCGCTTAACGCCGCTGCGGCAGAGGTTACGAAGTTCGAGCCTCGCCCAGCGGCTGTTGAGCAAGAGGGCAACACCTATGTTGGAATTCTGTTGAGCGAAGAAGACTTTCGCAAAATACTGGAAAAGAAAATTGACACCAACGCCAAACTGGCAGACTGCTCTGTGGATAAAAAGGTATGCACCCAAATGCAAGAGACGTACAAATTATCCATCACAAAACTAGAAGACCAACTCAAGAAAAACAACTCATGGTTTGACAGAAATCGGGGAACCCTCGGTCTTCTCACGGGTTTGGTGATAGGAACTGGCGTTTCTATCGGCATTGTTCATGCTGTATATCAAAAGTGAAGAACGTGGATTACGACTATATTGCAGCGGTCGAGAAAGCCGTCGCAGAAAAATACGGAAAAGAGACAGTACAAGACTTCAGGTCTCTGTGGCAGGTAGAAAAAGAAAAAGACTACCTCCAGCAGTTAAAAAAGAGAAGAGTTCGCAACAGAAACAAAAGAAACTTAAAACAAAATTTAGAGATCGGTGACATTGTTATCAGAAAAAGCCGGACCAATAAAGAAAAGTGCCGATCCTGCCCGGTATGCAAAACATATTCATTTTCAGCGGGTGACGACCTATATATGAATAGGTTTGACTGTTGTCAACAATGTTATATTGAGTATGTGGAGTTTCGTGAAGAAAGGTGGGTTGTCGATGGCTGGAGACCTTCTCACGGAGAATACAAACCACCCAGACTCAGAAGTTTCATTCGGGCAGTTAAACAATACGTTGGTAAATTTTTAAGGAGAATAAAAAAATGGCTACCATTCTAGATGTAATTAAAGGGTTGAATCAGGCGGCAGCAAATGCTTACGACGGATACCAGATGGACGAAACAGTCGGTCTTCGGCGTGAAGAGGGTCATCCTATTGTTGACAGCAGGGTGATGGACGGTTTTTCTGTGAAGTTTGCCGCAGATAAATTAATCATCGGATACCAGAGTGAAGTGCTTATGAAAGAGGTTCACCCCCGAAATCAATTTGAAAACGAAATTGAGCGCCGCTTTAAGGATATTGTTAAATACCTCAAGAAAGAATACAAAAATATAACAAACTCCAGCGTTAATCTCACAGAGGTTGACGCTGCTGATATTTTGGTCCAAAGCACTTCTAGGGTTAGAAATTGGGTGCAAGCAACCAAGCAATATAAGATTGGCGGCGCTGGGGAAACAGAATCTCTCAAGCAACCATCCAGCGACAAGATGGAAGACGGTATTAAAAAGTTCATGGAACTTTCGACCACCAAGCGCCCCAAGAATGATAAGGCTCCGAAGAACCCAGATACACCGAAGGCATAAATGAGCCTCAACAAAAAGGAAATGATGACAGAGATCGTGCGCTCCGGCAAGGATCCTGTCTATTTCTCTAATAAGTACGCAAAAATATCTCACCCGATGCATGGGCTTATTCCCTTTGATATGTACAGGTTCCAAGAGGACGCCCTGAGAGATTTCAAGAAGCATCGGTTTAATATAATCCTAAAAGCAAGACAGTTGGGTATTTCTACCACTGTTGCTGCTTATGTTTGTTGGCTTATGCTTTTCCACCGTGACAAAAATATATTGGTTGTTGCGACAAAATTAGGAACCGCAGCCAATTTGGTTAAAAAGGCAAAGGCGATATATAAAAATCTTCCTGCTTGGCTAAGAATTGCAACAATTGAAATTGATAATAGAAACTCTTTTGAGTTGTCTAATGGCTCTCAAGTAAAAGCCTCCTCTACCTCGGGCGATGCAGGTCGTTCGGAAGCTTTATCCCTTCTTGTCGTCGATGAGGCTGCGATTGTGGAAGGTCTTGATGAAATGTGGGCAGGGCTTTACCCCACTCTGTCAACGGGTGGGACCTGCATTGCTCTGAGTACGCCCTATGGCGTTGGCAACTGGTTTCACAAAAACTACATTGAGGCAGAAGAGGGTAAAAACGACTTTAATCCAATTAAGCTACCGTGGAACGTACATCCAGAACGAGACCAAACTTGGTTCGCTAAAGAAACCCGCAACATGTCGAAGAGAGAAATTGCCCAAGAGCTTGAGTGTAACTTTAACGCTTCAGGGGAGACAGTTGTTCATGGTGACGATCTGAGGAGAATATTAGACAGCGTATCTGAGCCAAAATATAAAACAGGGTTTGACAGAAATTATTGGATTTGGGAACCCCCAGAGCCAGGAAGAGAGTATCTGGCTATTGCCGATGTGGCTCGTGGCGACGGGTCAGACTATAGCGTTTGTCAGGTTATTGATTTGCAGACGATGAACCAAGTTGCAGAATATCAAGGAAAAATAACTCCTGATATGTTTGCTCCTCTTTTGTCAAGTATGGCTACTGAATACAACGGTGCGTTATTGGTTATCGAAAACAACTCTTTGGGGATAGGCGTCCTCAGTCGCTTAGAAGAAATTGGTTATGAAAACCTTTATTACAGTATCCGATCAACGCACGAATATGTGGATCAAGCTACCGCTGAAGCAATTGGTGGTGTTGCGGGCTTTACCATGTCTATGAAGACCCGCCCCTTGGTTATCTCTAAGTTTGAGGAATTCGTAAGAAACAAACTAATTACTATTAACTCAATGCGGTTAGCCAATGAGATAAAAACATTTATCTGGCACAATGGACGACCACAGGCAATGAGGGGTTATAATGATGATCTTGTTATAGCGACATGTATTGGGTGCTGGGTAAGAGATACGGCTTTAACAGTGAACAAAAGGGAAATAGAGTACAAAAAGGCAATGATCGGCGGAATATCAGTGAGCAGTAAGACTTTTAACACTAAAATAGAAGGAATGCAGGGGTATAAAAAACCTGTAAAATCAAAAAATACATTTCAAGGCAACGATGGCAAAAATTATGATTTGTCTTGGATAATTAAGGGATAAAAATGGCTGACCAAAGCAATCAACAAAACGAAAACAACCCACGCAACCAAGAATCTTCTTTGTTTAAGAGGCTGACACGGCTGTTTAGTGGTCCCATCGTAAATTACAATCAACCGTCTGTAACTCGGACTACTGCTCGAACAGCAAAAAAATATACTTTTAAAACAAGTACGGGCAAAGAGTTCAAAAAGAAAGAATATTACAACCCCTTCTCCGGACTCCAAAGTAAAGTATTGTTGAATCGTGATAAACAGATGCGATACACTGATTTTGATCAGATGGAATATACTCCGGAAATCGCCTCAGCTATGGACGTATATGCTGATGAAATTACCACGTCTTCTGAGCTAACTAATTTGGTTCATATTGATTGTCATAACCGAGAAATAAAAGACATTGTTCATACCTTGTTATATACTGTTTTGAATGTGGAGTCAAATCTTTTTGGCTGGGCACGAAGTATGTGCAAATATGGTGACTATTATCTCTATCTGGATATCGACGATGAACTCGGGGTTACCAACGTTGTTCCTCTTCCCGTTAGAGAAGTTGAGAGAATAGAGGGCAAAGATCCAACAAATCCAAACTATATTCAATATTACTGGTCTGGCGATTCGCAGCCTGGAGTTACTTTTGAAAATTGGCAATTAGCCCACTTCCGTGTTCTGGGAGACGACAAGTATGTTCCATATGGTACGTCTGTTCTTGAGTCTGCTCGTCGTATATGGAGACAACTAACTCTCCTAGAAGATGCCATGATGGCTTATCGTATTGTCCGCTCCCCTGAACGACGGGTATTTTACATTGACGTTGGGAATATCGCCGTAGAAGATGTGGAACAATATATCGAACAAGTAAAAACTCAGATGAAGCGCAACCAAGTGGTGGATGCAGACACTGGACGGGTAGACCTTCGTTACAATCCCATGAGTATTGACGAAGATTATTATATTCCTGTCCGTGCGGGGCAATCGTCGAGAATAGAGACCCTAGCCGGCGGAGCATTCACAGGAGATATTGACGATGTTAACTATCTGAGGGACAAACTCTTTTCAGCACTGAAGATTCCGAAGGCTTATTTGGCGCAAGCGGATACAGTGGAGGACAAGACGACTCTAGCCCAAAAGGATATCCGCTTTGCTAGAACCATTCAAAGACTCCAAAGGGTTGTCCTTGCGGAGTTGGAGAAAATATGCATTATCCACTTATTCACCCTGGGGTATCGTGATAATGATTTGACCAATTTTAGATTGAGCCTAAACAACCCGTCTAAGATTGCAGAACTACAAGAATTAGAGCACTTGAGAACCAAATTTGATATTGCGGGCACTGCTACGGAAGGTTACTTCTCTAGGCGCTGGGTCTATAAGAACATCTTTAAGCTTGACGATGATGAAATTGAGCGCATGATGTTCGAGCAATATACCGACTCCAAACATGCAGCAATGGTTGAGTCTGCTGGCGGCGCAGTTGGCGAGGCAGCAGGTGCAGCTATGACCGCTGGTCTCGGCGGAGGCGAAGAAGACCTAGGAGGGGAAGACCTAGGAGGGGAAGACCTAGGAGGAGAGGACCTAGAAGGAGAAGGTGGCGAGGAGGCCGGAGAAGAGGGACCACTCTTAGCAGAGCCAGGTCAAAGAGATGATTGGTATGTTCCAGTGGCTTCGGACCAGCGCCGCTCAGGAGCTAGAAAAAGAAGCTATCTGGCTAGTGCGGGAGAAAAGGCTGCCTATCCCGGTCGTGAGAGACTATTTAAGGGTGTAGCCGATGGTTTGGGTCCATTGTCTCGGGGCATAACTGGCGAATCGATGGAAAGAGAAGAGAATCTAATTACAGAAACTAATTTTGAGATTAAAAAACTAATATCAGATCTGGAAAAGAAATATGAAGGCGAAACACAATAAAAAAAGAAACACAGCTTTTGTCTACGAAGCTCTCATAAGGGAGATGTCAAAAGCGGTTTTAGTGGGAGATAGATCTCGCCAAAATAAAGTGCTAGAAATCTTAAAAAAGCATTTTAACGAAACGAGCCTGCTAGGAAAAGAACTGAGTTGTTATAAAGCCTTGACAGAATCAAAAGATCTTGATAAGTACACTGCTGAAAAAATGGTATATCGTGCCCGGCGTGAATATGAAGACTTAGACAGCGTACAAATTTTTAAAGAACAGTCTCAAGTAATTAAAGCAATCAACAAAGAGGTTTCTTCTGAGGTATTTTCCAACTTTGTTCCGAACTATAGATCTTATGCAACGATAGCTCAAATATTTAACAACAAAACGCCTGTTAAGAAAAAAGTTATTTTAGAACAAGAAGTAATAAAAAACATTACATCCAAAAAAGGAACCGAGGATCACACCCTAAAGCCCATTGATTCTCTGGTAGTGAAAACTTTCACCAAAAATTTCAATGATAAATATAAAGAACTTCTACCTGAGCAGAAAAAGCTTTTAGGAAAGTATATTTTCTCTTTTGGGCAGAACGAGGCAGACTTCAGGTTATTTATGGCTGAAGAATTGACCAGAATAAAAGAAGAGATACAGAATTCTCTAACTCTAGAAGAAGTTAGGTCTGATGACGAAATGGTGAAAAATACCAACCGAGTTCTTAAAGATATAGAACAATATAATGTTTCTATGATTAGAGAAGCGGATATTAAAAAAGTCCTTAAACTACAAAAACTTGTAAGCGAGTATTCGTCCGATGCCCCTGAAGATTAAACTCGGACAAGCTGCCATACCACCCCAGGCAACAGTAGAGCTTCAGGTCAGTAAAACCATGGGGGGGAATTTATTGATTAGTGACCACGAAAAGATGGATATAATCATCGTCCCTGCTCAGAATAAAATATCGACCTTACCAAAACTTTATGCTGGCGATAATATTTATGAGTACCAAAGGGATTTAATTGATTCTTTATATCGTGGAGGGGTAATTGACCCAGAAGGTATCCAAGGGGGCGTAAGGTTTGGAGTTTTGGAGGCGTTTATGGCTGCGCCGGTTGATGATATCGATCCTGTCCAAGTCGCCCTTCTTGAAATTGAAAAATATATTAAGAAAACTATGGGCGAAGAAGTTAAAGCCCGAGAATACGATAAAAACATTGAGGACCGATTCACTGATCCTAACGCAGAAGAAAGCACAGAATACGGTGAAATAAAACCAGAAGAAGAAGAGGCTTATCGCCAATCGCAAGTCCAAGATCCAGCCTACACCTTTGTGGGGCAAGGTTATCTTTACTAGGAAAAGCAGTGCTGGTCTATTTTATACTTTGTACCTATGGTTTAACTCAAATTTTAGTTTTTTCAACTCTGTTTGACAAAATCCGCCCAAGTCATCATTTTTTTCATTGCCCCATGTGCGTCGGCTTCTGGTCAGGTGTATTTCTTCTGCTCCTAAACCCGTTTACAGAACTATTTACATTTGATGTTTCGTTGATAAATGCTTTTTTGTTAGGGTGCTTGTCTTCTGGAACATCGTATGCGTTATGTATGCTCATATCGGACGGAGGATTTCAACATGAATACCGAACTAAAGGGAATGTGGACGCAAAAGTGGAGACTAAGACCAGTCGCCAGGTGTTGCAGGGGTAGTAGTATCGTGCGGGTAGCGCCCGCACTCTAAGGAGAAAACAATGACTAAGAAATATGTCTTACAAGAGTTTATGAATCTGGATTATAGCGATGAACTTCTTACGGAAGAAGAGCGTGAAGGCAACAAGAGTGGTATCCACCTCGTTTTGGCAGGCAAAATTCAAGCCGCTGGTAAAAAGAACGGAAATGGACGTATTTACCCCCGACCCATTTTGGAACGGGAAATGAAAAACTATGAAAAGCTTGTCAAAGAAGGTCGAGCCATCGGCGAACTCGACCACCCTGACAGTTCCGTAGTAGAATTAAAAAATGCTAGCCACCTTGTCACAGAAGTGTGGTGGAAGGGCGACGATGTGATGGGAAAAATGAAAATTCTTAACACGCCCGCCGGTAAAATAGCCAAAGATCTCGTAAAGGGCGGCGTCCAGCTTGGTATTTCCAGTCGTGGACTGGGGTCTACCCGCCAAGAGGGCAGCACCACTATGGTTGAGGACGATTTTCAGCTTCTTTGCTTTGACTTGGTTTCGGAACCAAGCACTAGCGGGGCTTATTTGGTTGCCGAAGGCAAAGTGAACACCCACCTCACCAAGGCAGACCGTATCAACCGTGCCCTGAACGACGTTTTAGGGGATTAATAATGTCAGCCGGTTTTGGTGCCAGTGGTAGTGGCGGGCAAGGATTTGCCATTAAACTTGAGGCTGACGGTGATACAAAGCTAGGAAATAGCGATGGTGACTTGCATCAAGTTACGGGCACCCTCCACTTAAACGACAATGTATTTTTCTTGGCGAACGGAAGGCTCGGCATCGGCACTGACTCCCCCGACTATACTTTGGATGTAGCTGGAAATATAGGGGTTGACGAAAGGATTTACCACAACGGAGATGCCGACACCTACATGATATTCACTGATAACAGGGTTCAATTTGAAGTAGGCAATCTCAAGATGCTTGGGATGCATAAGAAAGCGTCGGCCCCTCATCAAGTAACTGTCAATAGTAATAACAACAACGTTGACTTTGTTGTTAACAGCAACAATAGTAGTACATCTCCAATACTGAGGGCTGACGCATCTACCGCCAGAGTGGGAATCGGAACATCTTCCCCAGACGGACTCCTGCATCTCGACAACGGAACTTCCAACACAGAGTTGATTATTGAAAAAGATGCTGGAACATCTGGGAGTATTGTGTTTCATAATGCGGGCACCCGAGAAGCAGAAATAGCTTATTCTACTGGCGAGGAAATTGAGGTACGCCATCATGTTGCGGATAAAGACATTACACTTAATGTTGTTTCCGGAAGTTCAGGTATGACGCTAGCCACAGCAGATGCGAGCACTAACGCATTTGTGGTAAATGGACAATTTGCACGAGGCACAGCAACAGCCAACCTTGGGTCAGGGACAACCTCTACGCTTGAGCCATTTGATGCCGAGGCTGGGGTCATTCTTTTAACGGTGTCCAGTGTCACGGTAAATCCAGCCGTAGGAGGGCATGTTTGTACCATCGCCGACGGCAAGGTCGCAGGACAGATATTAACAGTTGTTTTGGTCACAACTGCTCTTGATGGGTCTGGGGGAGAGACTGATATGGGAGTAATTATCTTTCAGCCCGCCAACCAGTTAAACTCATCGGAAACATCCACAGTCATGGGTGCGGCCCTCGGAGGGGAACCGCTGGGGGCTTCTTTTCAGTATATTTGGACAGGCAGCGCCTGGTGCCGTCTATCCACCAACCGAGCCGGCGGGAACGTATAACACGGGAGTGTACTATATACTAAGTGCGTGGAAAACGCAAGAAAGAAATCTATGAAAAAATCGGAACTTAAAAATATTATTAAAGAATGCGTCAAAGAAGTGATCTTTGAGGAAGGCGTCCTCTCGGGCATCATCTCGGAAGTAGCCCAGGGATTACAGGGTGCATCCTTGGTCCAAGAATCCACACCACCGCCCAAGCCACAACGGCAAAATGTGTCGGAAGCCAAAAAGCAAGTTTTGTCAGCCATTGGGAACAATGGATATGACCATGTAAAACAGAAGTTTTCTAACCCTGAGCTTTTTGAAGGAACGACCCCGATACCTGGCGATAGCAAGGGTCCTTTAGCGGGAGTTGCCGGAGGTGACCCTGGAGTAGATATTAGTAACCTGCCTGGAATGGGCAAATGGGGAGCAGTTGCTTCCGGAATAAGAAAGTGAAAGAAATGAAAAGAAACAAATCATTCAAACGTAGTAGAAAACCACGCATTAGAGGCTGTATTGTAGTTGAGGCTGATGAGTGCCGAGGTGACGCAGAAAAGATGGTGAGGAAATTTATAAAGAAGGTAAAGAGAGATGGAATTATTGATGAGTTCAAAGACAGAACATATTATAAGAAGCCTTCTGTGCTTAAAGGAATCAGAAAAGCCACCAGACAAAGATTGATTGATAAGGTAAATAAGAAAAGACTAGAACTATTTACTCCGACTAATAAAAAAAGGTCGAACCCTAAAAGTGGGAGAAGAAAATAATGGGAAGAAACTATTCATATGGCACTCCGGGTGTTTTAAATGTGGGTTCATATCAGGTGGCGGGACTACCCTACCTTTCTGGGTCAGAGGCGCTAGCGGCAAGTAACGAAGATAGACACACTTTTGACCCTCTTGCTAAGTCCGTTACAGTTGTTAATCATGGAGCGCACGCACTGAGAGTTCACTTTGTGCCAACTGGTGCAATGAACACTCCTGCAACAACTCATCACTATATAACCGTATCAGGTGCAGCAGGGTTAGCCGCAGGTCATGCCTCCTCTGGAAGCAACTCAATTGTCCTAAATGGCAGAATGAAAGATTTATATATTTCACAACCAGGCGGCGGGACAACTCAATACGACATTTATGCTGAGTTGACAAATATTTCATCGGGTGAAATGACAACCGTTACTGGCTCAGGAATATCTGATTAACTTTACTTGAGAAACACTTGGTCGATTGAACACACAAATAACTATATATTTTGATGTATTTTCATTTTTAAAGGGGGAACTTTAATGTCAAATATGCTGGATCAGGCAATCGTTGACGCCCAAGCACTTCGAGAAGCAGCTATCAAGAGTGCTGAAAAAGCGGTGGTTGAAAAATATGCCCCCGAAGTAAAACAAGCGATTCAGCAGCTTTTGGAACAGGATCCAGGCGAAGAGGAAATGGGTCTAGACCCCCTGGCAGGAGAAGAGGAAGAGGAAAGTCCGATCATGGCTGACGTCCCTATGTCCCACGACCCTGACCAAGCAGAAGAAGAAATAGTCGTTGTGGATCTTGATCAGATTATTGCTGCTGCCGAAGACGACGCTGACGCAGGCGAAGAAGAATTTGAGCTTGGGCGGGATGATCTAGCTGCCGAGGTGGGTATTGACTTAGAAGAGCCCATCGCCGCAGCAAATAGAGATGATGAAATCGAAATCAACGAAAATGAGTTGATGGATATGTTTAAAGAAATGCTTGTTGTTGACGTAGACGAGCAAGATATAAAAGTTGCCGAAGAGGCTGTTGAGGCTGAAAAGGAAGAAGAGGCTGAAGAAGAAGTTTTTGTAGCATCTGTCGCCGATGACGGAATGGATAAAAAAGACATAGAAGATGCAAGCAGAGAAACAGCCCGCCTTCAGATGAAGAATGAGCAACTGACGAAACAAAACAAAGAATTAAAGAGCCTTATCATTAAGGTTAAAGATAGATTAGAAGAAGTTAACCTATCAAATGCTAGGTTACTATATGCGAATCGTGTTCTACAAGACACCTCCTTGAATGAGCAGCAAAAAACTAAAATTGCTGAGTTGGTCGGTGGCGCACGGTCGGTGGAAGAAGCGAAGATGGTCTTTGAGACCCTTCAAAAGACAATGGCGGGTAATTCTGGAAAGAAATCCACACAATCGTTGTCTGAAGCAGTATCAAGAAGATCTTCAGTTATTCTTAGTGGACGCCGCACGGAAGAAAACACCGACGGTAATCCGGTAGTAAATCGCTGGGCTACGCTCGCAGGTATAAACAATAAAAAATAAAAGGAGATTTTTTTATTATGTCTATGATTGACACACTAACAGAAGGCATCAGACAACGCTCTCTTGCCAATGAAGGTGAAGCTCTACTCTCCAAGTGGGAGAAGACTGGTCTTCTTGAGGGACTTAGTGACCACAGCCGTGGTTACATGGCTCGCCTCTTGGAAAACCAGGCTGCTCAATTGCTCAAGGAGCAAACCACGATGCAAGCAGGAGATGTTGAAGGCTTTGCCTCAGTTGCTTTCCCAATCGTTCGCCGTGTTTTCGGTGGATTGTTGGCTCAGGACCTTGTTTCGGTCCAACCCATGAGTCTACCCAGTGGACTCATTTTCTTTATGGACTTCGTGTACAGTCCCGATAGCGCCACAGGCGACGCTGACCAAAGTGGTAGTGTCCACCGCCTCGGTGCTACTGGCGACGAATCCATTTACGGTCAAGGACGAGTCGGTCGTCAGATCATGAGCGGTGCCAATTTGGCTGACGCTGCTGGTCAGAAGAGCTTCTACGACCTTGGTAACGGATTTTCGAGCCCCACAGGTTCGATCACGGGTATTACCATCATTGCTTCGGGTACGTTCGGTGCGAACGAATCTTCGGCTGATGTTAAGACCCTTCGTCGTGACCCAGATCTGATCTCGGGTACTTCGACGTTCGTTATTGGTGAGTTCGACATTGCTAACAGCGATGGTGTGAACACTGACAACCTTGCTGCTCTCGTGGTTTCGGGTACCAATGGTGCTGGTAACCTTGGTGTCAAGGCTGTTGCAGATACTAACGGTGGCGGATACCACGCCCGCCGCTTGACCCAATTCTCGGGAACAAGAACCGACAGAATTCTTGTTGTGGGCGTTAGCCGCAACGCTTCGCTTTCATCGGTTCAGCTTTCTGAGTCCATGGGTGGATTTACTGCTGGCGGTGCCTCCGTCGGTGGTATTGTGTACTTCCCGAAGACTGACGAATTTGTCGCCGCAGGCGATCCTTTCGGCGCTCTTGCAGGTAGTAACAGCAACCAAAGCTGGGGACTTGAAGCTAATCAGCAGATCCCAGAGATCGACATCAAGGTGGACAGCACCGCTGTCACAGCGGTCACCAAGAAGCTCAAGGCTAAATGGAGCCCCGAGCTTGCTCAGGACTTGAACGCTTATCACAACCTCGACGCTGAAGTTGAGTTGACAAGCATTCTTTCCGAGCAGATCGCTCTTGAAATCGATCAAGAGATCCTTTCGGATCTGGTCGCTGGTGCATCCGCTGACACGCTTTACTGGAGCCGTCGCCCTGGTAAGTTCCTTAGCCGCAATGACGGTAGCGACCTTACCAACAGCTTGGCTCCGACCTTCACAGGTACGGTGAGCGAGTGGTACGAGACTCTTCTTGAGACCATTAATGATCTCAGTGCTCGTATGCACCGCAAGACGCTTCGTGGCGGCGCAAACTTCTTGGTTTGCTCTCCTGAAGTGGCTTCCCTCCTTGAGTTCACCAGTGGATTCAAGGCGAGCGTCAAGGCTGACGAAGACAAGGGCTCTTGGGGCGCTGTCAACGTTGGTAGCTTGAGTCGCAAGATGGATATCTATGTTGATCCTTACTTCATCCGGAACGTGGTTCTGGTCGGACGTAAGGGAAGTAGCTTCCTTGAAAGCGGCTATGTGTACGCTCCGTATGTTCCGCTGCAAGTCACGCCGACCATTTTTGGTACAGAAGATTTCGTGCCCCGCAAGGGTGTCATGACTCGCTATGCCAAGAAGATGGTGCGTCCTGATATGTACGGGCTTGTTGTTGTCTATGATCTTAACGGTTAATGTAAATTAACTAAAGACTGAATAACAGCGCAGTTAACCTCGTCCTTGTGGCGGGGTTTTCTGTTTTTATATGCTAACTACATTGGACAAAACTATTTATTAAGACCAAGTGTCTTCATTTAAATTAAGAGGATTTTTTAATGCCCGTTAATTTGTCGCCTAAGAGCCAAACGAGTGCCCTAATATTGACTTCGACAGGGAGTGCTACGCAGGTCGCAAGTGCTTTAGCTTACGGTATTTATAGTGGCAGCGCACACTTTGTTAGTGGTGCTGTAGATCAAGTTGCATATGTTTATAATAAACTAGGCGGTAACATCCTTGACTTAGAAATTACAACAGACAATGTTTACAACGCTTACGAAGAAGCCTGCCTAGAATATTCGTATCTTATAAACACACATCAGGCAAAAAATGTATTATCAGACTTGATGGGTAACACCACAGGAACTTTCGACCAAGATGGTGAATTCACAGGGTCGTTTAGTACAAACGCCAACCTAAAATTCCCCAGGTTCCAGTTGGGGTATGCTACTCACATTGGCAGAGGGGCAAGTCTGCACGCAGGCGTGGGAGCAAGTCAAGCATTGTATTCAGCTTCCTTTTCTGCCTCAAGAGATGTTCAGGATTATGATTTGCAGGCTATTATTTATAGCGCATCTCTCACCTCAAGTCAACCCTTTTATAACAAAGTTGGTTCTGGGTCAGTAACGATTCACGAAGTTTATTATAAAACCCCGAGGGCAGCCTGGAGGTTTTTTGGTGGAACATCTGTTGGTACTGTCGGAAACCTGTCAACATATGGAATGTATGCTGATGATGCAAACTTCCAAGTTGTCCCAGCATGGCAAAATGTTCTTCAAGCATATGCATATGAACAAGATATGAAAGTGAGAGCCTCTCATTATTCATTTGAGATTAACAATAATAGGCTTAGGATATTCCCAACGCCTGACGGCTTAAATCCGAGCAGTTTTTGGGTTAAGTTTAGGGTTGCCGAGGACGCTTATGAAGAAGAGGCTGACAGGACTTATGGTGCCGATGGTGTGAATAATATGAACGCCTTGCCGTTTCCGAATATTCCTTATGAAAATATTAATAGCATTGGGAAACAGTGGATTAGAAGGTTTGCACTATCCCTATGTAAAGAAACTTTAGGACAAGTAAGGTCAAAACTTGCATCAATCCCCATACCGGGCAATGACATAACCTTGAACGGAGCAGCCCTTATTTCGGAGGCAAAAGAAGAACAAAACGCATTGCGTGATGAGCTTAAAACTGTATTAGATGAATTGGTGTATGGTAAGTTAGCCGAGGGAGATGCGGCAATGCAAGATAGTATTAACAATGTATTTAAGAATATTCCTCACGGCATTTATGTGGGCTAGTTAGATGTCTGATCGATCAAACAGGTGGACACAGCCAAGCACCCCACCACCGCCGCTTTTTGTTGGGCAGGCGGAAAGAAACTTTGTCAAACAAATCAGTGATGAGGTCATTGAAAAGATTGTTGGACAACAGGGTTTTGTACTATCCAATTGATATGGAAAGAACAAACTACCACCCCCTTTATGGAGAGGCAATTAATAAAACTTTCTTGCCCCCGGTTAGGGTATATGCATTGGTAGAGTATGTGGGCTCAGAAAGAGTCCAGCAAAAGTTTGGGTTCGACAATTTGTATAATATAAATGTTCACATGCACAAGCGCCGATTAGCAGAAGATCAAGATTTGTTTGTGCGCCTTGGGGATTTTATGCAGTACGATGAGATGTATTTTGAAATTGTTGACGTATTTGAGCCTCGTTATATATTTGGTCAAGATAGTGCGTTTACTTCCACAGAGACTTCTGTTGAGGTAACTGCGGTTGGAAAGCAAGCAAGAAGGGGACTGTTTAATGCCAGTTAGAACTCAGCCACAGCAGGCGCAACTGTCTGCTTCGTACACCATAAAGTCTTCTACGATTGAGACAATTGATTATGCTTTGTATAATTTCATAAATGATGAATTGAATATTTACGTCACAAGCAATAAAGGTTTCGAGAAGGTTCCGATTATATTTTCTATCCCCGAAAGAGCCCATCAAGTGAAAAACCTTAGAACAACAAACGACCAAGAATTGCGACCAAACGGCAGAACATTAAACTACCCTATAATTTCAATTGCAAAGACCTCTGTGATGCAAAACCCAGCAAACAAGGCAAAATACGGAGTTCATATACCCCCTTATTTTGATTATTATAAGCGCAAAGCATCGATCCCGATTGCCAGACGCATAAAGCAGGATAAAACTGCAAATTTTGCTAATGCGAATGCTATCAGGAAGTCAGACGGAGGCATGAATGCAAACAGGCAGACTTTTCCTGGGGAAAATAAGAACATTGTTTACGAAACACTGATGATCCCGATGCCGACTTTCATAGAATGCACCTACACTGTGAGTGTTATAACAGAATACCAGCAACAGATGAATGAAGTGCTTTCCACTTTTCATACTTTGACTGGGGATCCATCTGTTTTTAAAATAAGCCACGAAAGAAATTCTTACGAAGCGTTTGTGGACCCCACCTACAATATAGATTTTAAGCCGGACGGAATTGACGTCAATGAAAGGACTTTTACCGCAGGAATTACGATTAAGGTATTGGGATACCTCATTGGTGCCCAAGACAACCAAGATACGCCTGTTATTGTCAAGCGTCAAAGTGCTGCAAAGATAAGGTTTTCGAGAGAAAGAACAATGCTCGGCGAGGAGCCAGACTTCCACGCCGACAGAAAAGATAAATTCAGGTCATAAACTCAAAGGAGTTTGGCAGATTATCTTACTATTTATTATTAGCAATCGCTCACGCACATTGCTTTAACCACGAGTTAATAACGAGGAGAACAAAGTTAAAATGGCGGATAATCCCACAAGTAAGTTTAAGTTTATTTCCCCAGGCGTCTTTGTTGACGAAATAGACAATAGCCAACTTCCTGCCGAGCCAGGACAAGTTGGACCAATGGTTATAGGTAGAGCACGGAAGGGACCTGCAATGCAGCCCGTGACAGTTAGTTCCTTTTCTGAGTTCATTGACACTTTTGGCGAGCCTATTCCTGGCAACGACGGTGAAGATGTTTGGCGCTACGGCAATACACTTGGACCAACCTATGCCGCCTATGCCGCTCAGGCTTGGCTAAAGAGCGCAACGTCTTTGACCTATATGCGTACTGTCGGTGTGCAAGATCCTGACGCATCTTCCGCCGGCTATGCTGGATGGAAAGCAGGAACAATTAGCAGCACTCCTTCTGCCGGTGGTGCATGGGGACTTTTCCTCTGGCCCTCGGGAACCCTTCACACGGGTGCAGGGCAAGGTGCCGCCGTAACTGGTGCGTTGGCTGCAACGTTCTACTGCGAAGCAGGGCGAGTTCTTCTTTCGGGAACAAGAGCCGATGCTCAACTTACCGCATCTGCTTGCGAATTGTATAAGACAAACACCGATGGTGATGTTGATCTTATGATTTCGAAAGACGGAACATTTGCAAACCTCCAAAAAGTAACAATTAGCTTGAACCCAGCTAAGAACAACTTCGTTAGAAACGTTCTCAACACCAACCCGACCCTTACGAACGAAAATATCACACGTCGAAGCACAGCTTCTTCAAGTCAAGGTGGTAGATTCTGGCTTGGTGAAACCTATGAAAGAAGTTTGGTAGCAAAAAGCGCAACTTCCATCGGAGAGATGGTTGGCTCTGGCTCGTCGGGTGAAAATGTCACAACGACAACCGCTTGGGCTGCGATTTTGCCGCTCAGAAACCAAGAGACCATTACAGAAGTAGGAAATGACTTCCAGTTTGAGGCTCAGAAATCAACAACAGGTTGGTACTTCTGCCAAGATACGAATCAGGGAATCGCCTCAGCATCTTACGACGCCACCTTACAACAAAAGTTGTTTAGGTTTGAGGCTTTGACTCCTGGCGACTGGGCACAGAGAGAAATAAAGATTTCAATTCAAGATATAAAGGCACCGCAAGGTAACTTTGAAAAGTATGGAACCTTTAGTGTTATTGTTCGCAAGTTGTCCGATAACGATAACCGCCAGGTCGTTTTGGAAAGATACGACCAACTCAATCTTAATCCCGCTTCTCCAAACTATATCGCCGCACAGATTGGTGATAGGTTTAAAGAATATGATTCGACAGAGAAGCGTAATAGAGAGTACGGACAATACGCCAACCGCTCGAAATACATTCGTGTCGTCATGGACGACGATGTTGAGGCCGGCGTTACAGATCCGCAGCTTCTGCCCTTCGGTGTTTTGGGTCCCTTGACCTACCGCTCCGTTTCGATCTTGAGTGCATCAAGCGGTCTTGTTAGCGTCTCAGGTACAGGTAACGGTGTTATTGGTACCGCCGCCCTCAGTGCCTCTCGTGGCGCAGTAGCCAGCCTGATCGATGGCGGTGACACAGACCGTTTCGGAGTCCAGGGGGGCTACCAGAAAGAATCCGGTGCCGATAGCGCAACTGCTGGACCCGGACTTCTTGCCGGTCTCGGCGGACAGGGCGGATTAACCGCTTCGGTCGTATTCCCCACTGTCCCTCTTCGTAAGAAAGACGACTGGGGATCTCCCAAGAACCTCAAGAAGACTTACTGGGGTGCTTGGACCGGGCGAACCAACTCGGACACTCAGTTTAATGATCAGCTTCATGACTGCTTGAGACCCCGCCTGAAAGGACTTCAGTCTTCTCCGGCCGGAACGTCTCATGATCTCAAGGATAGTCCAACTCAAAGCAGGGCATCGCAAGATCCGCTTGTGATTGCATGGCACTTTACTATTGACGATATTTCTGGCTCGGTAGCAGAAGGATATCAGTTTGTTTCGGGATCACGCCAAGCTGCACCAGGCTCTTCCAACGGGCAGAGTGTTTCGGCGGCAAGCTCTTCTTTTTCGGGCGCTTTGGACGCAGGTTTGGATAGGTTCACTACACTGCTTCATGGCGGCTTTGAAGGGTTTGACGTCACAGAAAAAGACCCCTTCCGTCAGAGTAACTTCAGTACGGCAACAAACGAAAAGACCTCTTATCCGTTGCACACGCTCAAGAGAGCGATCAACATTGTTTCCGATTCGGAAGACTCTCAGTACAACCTTATCACGCTGCCAGGGATTGTGCAAACAAATGTGACTGACCATCTTTTGGATGTTGCTGAAGAGCGTGGTGATGCACTTGCCATCATAGATATTGATAAGATTTATGACGCAGAAACAGAAAACACCAAGAGCGTCTCTGGTAGAAACGCTTACACGATTAAGCAAGCAACTGACGCTCTAAGTGATAGAGAGATCAACAACAGCTACGGTGCAACGTATGCTCCGTGGGTACTGGTGAGGGATACGGTCAACAATAGAAGAATCTGGATGCCGCCTTCGGTTGCAGCCCTTGGGGTTCTTGCTAATACTGATAAAACTTCTTACCCCTGGTTTGCTCCAGCAGGATTCACTCGTGGTGGATTGAGCGAGGGTGCCGCCGGCTTGCCGATCTTGGATGTGTCCAAGAAGCTGACGCAAGACGACAGAGACAGGTTGTATGAAAACAATATTAACCCAATTGCCAAGTTCCCTGCTGAAGGTATTGTAGTCTTCGGACAAAAAACACTACAGCAGACCCGCTCGGCACTTGATAGGATTAATGTTCGTCGCTTGATGATCTTCCTCAAGCGTGAAATATCGTTTATCGCCTCTAGGCTCTTGTTCGATGTTAATGCTCAGGTGACTTGGGATAGGTTCACGTCTCAGGCAAACGTGGTCCTCAACAATGTGAAGTCTGGATTTGGTATTGATGAGTTTAGGCTTGTTTTGGATGAAACCACTACAACTCCCGATCTTATCGATCAGAACATAATCTATGCGAAGCTTCTTGTGAAGCCAACTCGCTCGGTGGAGTTCTTTGCAATCGACTTCGTGGTCACAAGAAGCGGAGCAAGTTTCGAAGACTAAAAAAGTTATGTTCAGACTATTTAAACTTAGGAGATAAATTAGAATGTCAGAATTATTTTGGGATAGCGCAAATGTAGACCCTAAAAGACGATTTCGCTATGAACTGGTTGTCGGCGTTGACAGGGCAGGTGGACCCAAGGGGATAAAATCTTATTACATTAAGACTGCTAATATGCCCAAGGCTAATGTTAGCACAATAGAGCACAGTTATCTGGATTATAATTTGAAGTTTCCTGGGCGTGTTACTTGGGACCCGATTAGTGTAACTTTGGTTGCTCCTGCTAGTGGTGATGACGACCCTACTGATATTCTGATGCAGATGCTGAAGGAAGCGGGGTACATTGAATTAAATGAGAACAATTCTACCGGACCTCGCAGAAGGCAAAGATCTATGAGCAAAGCCTCTTTTGCAAAATTCTTTGGAGCCGGTCCTAAAATACGCCTCCTTGACCACATGGGAAATTCAATAGAAGAGTGGACCCTTCACAACGCTTTTGTGACCTCGGCCGACTTTGGTGGTTCTTTGGATTACACATCTGACGAAATGTTGGAACTCACCATTGAGCTTACTTTTGACTTCGCCACGCTTGCAAATATAGCCTCTCCCGCCGGACAGGCTTTGGGTGCCTTAACATCCTAAAACAATCGCAAAAAGTGTGATATAGTTTTATATCGTTCTAAAGAAAGGTTTTTACAATGAGCAGAAATGAAGGACGCTTCCAGGCAGCCGAGGGTACCCCAACTCCAGAAGACGAGGGGACTTCGGCTGTTCCTGTATCTGAAGCGGTAACTAATACGCCATTTAGTTGGACAGTACCGACCGAGTTTGTTGAGCTTCCAAGTCAAGGTAGGTTCTATCCTCCCGGTCATCCCCTGCAAGGGCAAGAAACAATTGAAGTTAAATATATGACAGCCAAAGAAGAG